TATCGCCGTTGAACTGGACATCCACATAGTCGTACCAGTTGCTTGTACCCAGCGAGGAGCGGGCCGAGATGGTCAAATACAGGTGGTCGTAGGACGACGGGATGGTTGCCGAAGTCCATGACGCTGCTGCGCCAGTGAGTTCTTCGTGGTCGATAACAGTGAAAGCAGCCATCAGGAACTATTCAATCCGTAGAGGGTGAACTCAGAACCACGCAGCGAGTTGTAAGAACCGTCAAGCGTGATGGTGTGAACCGCAGCGGTGGCATCCCACAAACCAGAGTGGACAAATAAATCGGCACCAGTAGCGATCTTGGCTCCCGAAATAAACTGGCAAGTTGTGTTCTTGTTCGTGTTGGCATAGTCCAAGATGTCGGCTACGACAACGCCATAGTCGGCGGCTGTTGAATCTCCACCCGTACCTTCCACACCCATAAGACCCGCCAAACCGCTCCAACCGCCTGCCGATACCGAACTAGCAGCCCCCAATATTCGGTGACTGGTGTAGTTGGTACCTGTATCGCCATTGAATACAAGGGTGACGGAAGCGCGGTTGCTGGCTGATGTTCTGATGGAGCATCGCAGTTGCAGATGCTCATACGTCGCAGGAATAGACGAGAACGTCACCGTCGCAGCATCAGCCTCCAAATACGTTGTGGAGATTGCTTCGATCACAGCCATCAGGCCACCATCCTTGGCAAGATCCCGAACAGGGAAACCTGACTGCCAGCCAGCATGTTCTCCCCGTAAACCTCAAATACGTCGATCTCTGAGATCGGCGCCTGATTCCTCCAAGTAACAGCCTCCAACCGAACCCGACCCGAACCGTCCATGTCCTCCGCAAGTTGGGCTATGGACGATGTGTATTTGCCACTGTTGATGTCGAAGATGCTGCACACCCCCGATGCGAAAATGTTTGCCGTCACATTGTTGTTCGGAATGAAACCAAGGAACGTGTAGGTCGGCCCAGACGACTCCCCTGCACTGGCGCTGCTGCCATCTCCTGTGAGGAACTGCTGCCCGTAAATGGCACCAGAGTTGTTGTTGTACCGCATACCTAGATAGCCCTCGCCCGTAGCCGCTTTTGCGCTGCGGGCATACCAGACGACCATCAAATCCATGTATTGGGAGAAGTCCCCGACCTGCCCGTCGTCGGTTGAGGTGAACGTGATCGTGGCCGTATCCGACCCGAGTGTCGTCGTGCCGAGGCCGACCCATGCCTCACCGTCAGTGAGAACACCATCAACGATGTATGCGGGGTCAGCCATTATGCGACCGCGTATCTGATGATGACAATGCCCGCAGCACCGTCCTTGCCCGTTGCCACGACGCCTGAGTCAGAACCATTGCCGCCGCCGCCTGAACCCGAGTTTACGACACCGCCAGTCGGCAACCCAGCCGAACCAGTACCACCTCCACCCGTACCTCCCGCTGCCCAAGTACCCCCTGCAGCGCCGCCGCCACCAGCGTAAACAGCGGTCGTGTGACCTGACGAGTTCCCGATCCCGATGTAGGTGGCCCCGTTACCGCCTTCGCCACCGTGAGCGGCACCCCTCGCTTGGGCGTCTTGTCCAGCGGCACCCGCGCCGCCACCGCCGCCGCCTGCACGGGTGCTAGCATCATTTTCGGAACCGTCACCGCCAGCGTTTCCTGTGCCTACACCCGATGCCAGACCGCCAGTCGAACCGCCTGACACGGTGCCACCGCCACCACCTGAACCACCCGCTGGGACGGTGCCTCCGACGGTGCCTCCACCGCCGCCACCGCCACCACCGTCACCTGTAGCGCCGAAAGCCGTTGAATCGGTGCCAGAGCCGCCATTCGCTGCGCTGGCTGCTGCACCGCCTGTCCCGACGACAATCGTGTACGTCCCAGCACTCACAGCGAACGCCCCGCTCGTCACGGTTGATCCAGCACCCCCACCGCCAGCCATCCCATACGCAGTAGCGGTCTTGCCACCGCCAGCACCCCCGCCTGCGACTACGAGATACTCCACATCAGCCGCACCGCTGGCAACATAGAACTTGCCTGAACCACGGAACGTATGAACCCTGTAGGTGGTCCCCGAGTCGACGTACTGGGTGATGATCCCACCAAACGCCGTCAAACCAGCAGCACCGAACAGGCCGCCATTCAGCCAGGTAGACGTAGCCGTCGAAGGCCACGCCTTAGGCGTACTCCTGTTCCCCCGCCAGTTGGAAACAGCGGTAGACGGGTTGGTGCGATCCTGACGAAACATTTATCAGGCAGTAATACGGTTGACGTACCCGTTTATCATCACCACATTCGCCGCAGCGGCAAACGCCTTGATGACAAGACCGTTCTGCAACAGCAGACCCGGACACACAAGCACCCACCCTGCCTCAGCAGCAATGGTGACCTCTGTCAGATCGTCGGGTGAAGTAACGCCGCCGTATTCGATGGTTAGTTTCCTGTCCGTCGAATCGGTGTTGCAGGCGTACAGCCATACTTCGTCCAGATCAGATGTGCCTGCGACAGCGGTATGGATGGTTGTTCCTGCCGTGGCGGTGGGTACAACCTTGATGTTCTTGCCTGTCGTGCCACCAGACAGTTTGACCTTTGAGTATGTTGCCATTATCTTTCCTTAATTGAAGACAGTGTTGGATAGAATATCGTTGGCGTTGCCGTCGCCCTGAAGGGAGACAGTTCCCGTAGCATCAGGGAGAGTAATCGTCCGATCCGCAGTCGGATCAGTAACATTGATGTCAGTCTCGTATGCGTTAGCGGTTGAACCCTCAAACTTGATAACAGGATTCGACCCGTCGATCTTGATACCAGCAGCAAACGTCGCCAACTCCGAAACAGACAACGTGCCCTGAACGGTCGTCAACGAACCCGACGCAGAAAGAAACGGTGTCCCAGTAGCCCACGAAACAACATCCGTGAAGTTAGTGTTCATCTGGGACGCCACAATCGATGTGCCAGCACTGAACGAATTCGTGACGTTCAAAGCAGCCATTAACGGATTCTCCTTGTCCTGTACATAGCCACAGCGGAAGTTAGGCCCCATGTCCCTCGGTTGCCAATGGCAGGAGAAACACTGAACCTTAAACTAATAGCCTTGGCTGTCCCAGCCGTCGGCCAACGGAAGAACTTGTAAATGTTCGATGTGCCCCCCGCAGCCCACTCATCCACATCCCACTTGGCCGTATCCCACAGTGCCGTAGTCGTCACACCAACGATAGATTGGCTCTGCGACACCGCCTCCGTACTCAAATCGTAATCCTTATAGATGCCCATACGGACAGTCAACGTGTTGTCCGCCAACATGACCGTGCGCGTCTTACCCCAACGCTTAGTAAACGTGGGTCGATTACCAATAAACCAGCCCGTCTGATAGAACGACTGGATCTCCGTACCTGTCGTCCCGTCATAATCGTCAACGTCTTCGTCAACGTCCACTTTGGAAACACGGGTAAAAGCCGCCGTAGCATCCACCACCGAAGTCACAGCCAACCCCAAATGAGCGGCACCCGTCGGACGGTACGCCAACAAAGAACGGGCATTAATGTCGTACCGTGCCCAAGCGCCCGACTGCCCCAACGACGGATCCCACATAAACGTATTGCGCCTGTTTGCCTGATCCGACCCGGCCAGATTGTCACCCGACTGATAGTCCACAGACAGCCACAGTTTCTCATCAAACCACATCATAGACGGGGCTGTACCCAACGTCAGCGTCGACCCGTCATCCAACGCAGGCTTGAGGCGTTCAAACGCCCACGCCAAATCATCGTAAGACAACAAGTAGACGCCGTCTTCGGCATACCAGAAAAAGATTCCCACCGTTGAAGCGATAGGGCTGGTTCCGTTGCGGCATCCTGCCGCACGGGTAATGTTCCGAACCTCAAACGAGTCCCTGCTGAACCCGTAGATGGCGTACACGCTGTTCTGCTTGAATACCAGTAGACGATCAGCGTCGGGGATAATGGCCGTTATGAAGTCGCCATCTTCGCCGATATCGATGTCGATGAAGTCGGTGGCTGTCCAGTTCTCCGCATCGTTCACCTCAGAAAACCTGACACGGTTTTTGTATGCCGTCCCCGACTCCGTTGTGTAGGCCACCCACACGAACTGTCCCCATGTGGCAAGATAGCGTGCCGCTGGAAAGTGGCCGTCCGAAGCGTCAATGTCCGGCGTCAACGTGGTCGCATTGTTCGATCCAGACCATCTGACCGCCGACTTGGTGCCTTCGCTACTCAGCAGGCTCCCGTTGGAAAGGTAAGTGTATTCGTTGAACGTGACACTGGCTGGAGGCTGAACCCCAGCGAATACGACCGTCCCAGCCGCCGAGGCGACCGCCGTGCCCCCAAAGTTCCCCGATGCCCCGTTGTTCCAGTACAACTTGGAGTTGCCGCTGTCTTTAACGGAAGCCAAAATCTGGTTAACGGAAGCGTCAGAATGCTGGTAGATGCCGTAAATCTGATCGGCTAAAGCAGTCCCGTTCAAAGCGTCAATGGCGTTGCGGCGCGACACGCCGCCACGCGGATCAACGTCCACGTTCAGCAACGCCGGGGACTCGCTTGGGGCCAGATTGAACTGGTCTGCCCTGAGGTTCAAACCGCCCGTAAAATCGGCACGTTCGTCGTAACGGTACGGTTCAGCGTACCCCGTGTTTCTAAAACCAGCGGCGGGGAGGGTGAAAGCCACCGCTACTCCCACGAATAGCGTAGACGGGCAGGCAGGAACGTTTGTGACCGCCAACGTGAAGCGTTGTTCGAATTGAGCAGCAGTGGTTGTGGGGCAGGCGAGTCTTCAAACCGTGCCCGCAAGTTTTCCAGTTCTCCTTGGAACAGGGCAAAGTATTGGTTGCCCATTCCGGAGTCTTCCTGCTGCTGATATGCCCGATATGTCACATACAACGTAAGAACGTTGTCGAAAGGATTGGGCCAATCGGGGGTGTCTGCGTCCGCTATACCAGCGCGATAGATGGCAGAGTTGCCGCCGAAATCGATGGCGTTACGGTATCCGCGGGCGTAAACAGTGATTGCTTCCGAAGGGGTGGGGTACAGTCTGATCTGTAACGCGCCGCCCTGATTTCCCCACATGGACCAGTACCACGGGTCACCCGTCGTGTTGGCGTTGAGCGGGTAGACGATGTCGCCAGCGTCTCGTCCAATAAACTCCAACACATGGTCGTCGGTTCGCAGGGCCGCTACTTCCCGTATCCCCGGCGTTTTCGGGGCGGAAGCCCCGGAGAACGTTACTGCGTCGTGGACGAGTTGAACGCCTGTGGACGCATTCGATCCCACATCGGCTAACGAATAGTCCTTTGTGGAAGCAACGGTGTCGAAGGTTACACCCACCTCGTAGAACGGCCACCGTTTTTCCGAATATACAACGAGGTTGTAGCCCTCCCTGATGAACGTATTCAGGACGGAGTCAGAAATGTCTGTTGAATCGATGTCAACTACGTTGCGGACATAGTCACGCATTTCGCTTAGTTGCACAAAACGGCCTTACGTCGTGTGGAAAACGCAGGTGTCTGTGTCCCCGATCGGGCGCCCCTTGCAGGGGTTTCCGTTCTTAGTGGTGACGACACAGATCGGAGAAGGCGCCGCCACGGGAGGTTCATGGGTGGGGGTGGGGTTCACGCGTTGCACACGCCTGCCCTGCCCAATGGGGGGGCTTGCGGGGTTGAGCGTCTTATAGTTTCCCGCAGGTTCACCTGCAGGGCGCTGACCCTGTTTGTATGCGTATGCGAAACCCCGTGCCATGATACCTCCCGTAGCGGCAGCCGACTAGCCGTTGGTGATGCCGTGCAAACGTCCCTGACGGGCGCGGTTGCTGACGGTCAACTGGCCATAGCAAAGCAACTGTGAGAACACAGCGTCCTGATTCGTTGGACGCACGAACGGCGTCGGCTTGAACCAGACATCACTATGGGCCACCAACTGGAGGTACTTCGTGTTGAGGAAGTACATTTCGTTGGCAGGGCACGAATCATCAAACGTGATGGGTGCGCCCTTGAACAGCAGGTTCTGGAACCCGCCATCAGCCATGTCGGTATCCGTGTAACGGATCTGGTCAACCAGCAATGCCTCATAGGCTTCGTAACTCTGCCTACGGCCCATGATGATTGTCGGCTGGTCGTTGCCAACCGAAATGGTGTTGTACATGGAAGCCATGCCAGCCTGCGTAAGCACGCCGCCAAGGTTGGTCTGGGTTGGTCCCCAGAACGAGTTGCCAGCAGCGCCGGGGTTGATACCACCCACGGTGCTTCCAGAAACAAGGCTCTGAATGCCCTCCCAATCCTTGCCACCGTTGCCTGAGCCGTCAGCCCAGAACATGGTGTTCATGTTTTCGATAACGGATTCCTGCGTCTGGAAAATCTTGCCTTCCAGCAGATCAATGATCTGTGCCTCACCGTTATTCTTGGCTTCCTCAATACCGCTGATGGTAACGGTGGCAGCGTACTGGCCCCATGAATACTCAGCGGCCGAAATGCCTGTCTGAGCCGTCACGGAAATAGTATCTGTGCCGCTGTATGAACCAGCAGTTGAGTTTGTCCCATAAATGATTGGGACTACGATATTCGCACCACCCGAAATGCGCCGAATCGTCTGACCGTTCGTCAGGGCATAGAACAAAGGCCTAGCCGAGAAGATGTTGTCAGTAAGTTTCGGGACATAGTTTTTAAGGGTGGTAGACAGAATCTCGTCAAAATCAGCGTTACCCGCCATGGTCTGTCACCTCGCTTTTCTGTTACGAAGCAAGTTCCCGCTTGGCGCTTTCAAACGCCTCACGGATGGAAGAAACCTTTGCTGGAGCAGCCTGAGAGGAACCCGCTTGCTTCGACCCCGAAGGGGTCACCACACTCGCATCCCGTTTCGCCTCCGTACGCTCCTGCTCTTTCTCCAACTTCTGCGCCCGCCGCGACACATCGTCATAACGCATATGTGTCAATGCCGCCTCAAGATTCGTAATCTTGTTGGCTAACGCATGTTGGAAAAGATCCTGAGCGTCGAAATCGCCGTACTGCCCTTTCAAGTTTTCGACTTGCTTCTCTACCTGTTGTCGTCTGTGAACGCGGTCCTGTGCCGCCAACTTCTGCTCCAGTCCACGAATACGATCTTCGGTAGGGTCAGGGGTTTCATCACCCCATGCCGCACCGTAGGGATCAACCTCAGCCGCCTTGGGCGCCTGCCTAGTCGAAACCCCGAACGCATCCGCCAACGCTGACATCGTCCCTTCCGGGTCCGATTCCAACGAAGTGACTATCGCTTCGGCTTGCTGCAACCTTTTGCGTTCGGATGCCAGTTCCTGCGTCTTACGGGTGTAATCCGACTGTCGCTGGTATCCATCCCGAAGTTCCTCAAGGCTGACCTGCTCTTCTAAACCATCCACCTTCACGGTGTACGATTCAGCAGGTTCCTCCGAAACCCCAACCGAAGAATCCGGACTATCCACCTCGGTGGGTTCCGTTGCATCTTCCATTTTATTGCCTCCTGAGAGTTCGCCTATTGAGCGACTGCTCTCTTCTACTAGGGACACTCTGTCCCAATCGATCTATAGACTTCCCAAGTCCACGCCCATCTGATTCTGCAACTGCGTTACCAACTCGGGCGGAACACCGCTAGTCTCTGCAAAGGCATCTTCAGGGGGCATCATCGGCAGGCCCGCTGCGCCGGGTGGACCCGGCGGCGGACCACCGCCGCCTTCCGGCATCATCGGGGCCTGCTGCATCAGGAACTTGTCGGGGTCCTTGATGTCGAAACCGCGTTGGAGTACATGCCTCGCAAGCGCTGTCGGATCAATCACGGTCCCCACCAGCGGGGCCATGGCGTTCAACAACGAAACGGCCTGCTGTTTACGGATGGTGTCATTGGTGGGCTGCGTAGAACCGCCCTCCACGGAATAATCGTACTCCCCGATGATATCGTCCCGGGTGTACGTCACAAAAAGGTTCTCGCCGCCACGACCCACCACACGGGCGACCTGCTCACCAGTCATGAACTGTTGCATCAACTGGATGATGCGACGGGCGACATGTCCAATCCCCAATTCGACAATCGCCAACTTGTCCGCAGCACGGGCATTGCCAGCATCAGCGATGATACTCGCCTCAGTTGCGGTACGCCGAATCTCAGGGAACTGCCCCCGTGCATACTCCGACACACCCGAAACAGTGTAAATGTCCTCTTGAATAATTGAAGACATATTGTACACTTCGGGCGAAAGAGGGGTTTGCGGCATCGGAACCACAACCTCCGACAAAGGCTTGTTCTCGTCCACCACAGGGACCAGCCGACCATCCTGATCCGATTCCAAAGCCTCGCGGCCCTCTGGGCCGAACGAACGCTCATGATACAGGTACTTTCGTGCATACCGTTTCCGGGCATTCATCATCTGGGAACGAGTCTTGTTCAACTCCGTCTGCAAAGACTCAAGTGCTTCCAGATCACCTATCGGGTAGAAATAGTCCGGAACGTCATAGTTCCGCAACATCACAAACGGCTGCCCGTACGCATACGGCATGGGGATCGGATCCACCAAGAACTCGTCGCCAGTCATGGACGATACCGACATCGTATTATTAGTGATGTCGTAGTATTCGTATATCGCCACCCGCTCCTCTTCCAACAGGAACTGCTCTTGTTCCTGACGGTTACCAGATTCATACATCGGGTACAGCATGGCGTCTGCGGTTAGTGACTTGCGAACCGACGGCTTATAGTTCTTATCCGTCTTGGCATCCTCTAGGCGTCGGATAACCCGCTGAGCGATCCACTTCGCATCAGCCATGCAGGTCGCTTCCGGATCGACAAACATGTCGAACGGAGAAATCCTCTCCAGAAACGGCTGATCCTCCACAACCATCATGCTGGTCTGGGGAATCATAGCCAGCAACTCTTCATCGCTAGGTAAACCGCCAGCCAACTCCGGGTTTTCCATCCCGTACAAGTCCGCCTCAAACAAGGCGTCCTCCCCCATTTCCTGACGTTCCACATCCCCCAAAGACCGCTCCTGCTCCACAAAGTTCCAACCAACCTTCAGCCACCCGTGGCCGAAAATCAGAAAGTCCTTCACGGTGCGGCGAAACGGATTGCGAAAATCGTGATGCCGCCACATGTAATTGATGACAGCCTCAACAAACGTGGCCCTGTCACCATCCCCCGGCAACGTCGGAGATACCACAATCTTCGGATGATTCACCGACACCGACGGCGCAATAACATTTACCGTACTAAACGCCAGATTGACAGCAATCAAATCTTCCGTACTGGCGGTTGTACGCGGCCAATGCTTGCCACGGTACAAATCGTTCATGCGACGCCACAGACTGTCATAGCCCATATCGTCACGCCAACGCCCAGACGACCTCAGACGGCGCTGGACAATCTCATGCTGCTCAGCCCGCGTCTTACGCGCCATTAGAAGTACGCCTTATCCGGCAGGCGTTCGATGTTTCGACCCGCCGCCTTCGCTTCCATCGCCGCCTTCTGGCCGCGTTCTTCCCTGCTTAGATGCTGCTCTTCGGGAGGCAACTGGGATCGGAAACCCCGCCCAGTTGCGAACTTGACGCCAAGTAGTTTCTGACGACGTTCCCATAACTCATCCAACTCGGCGCAGGCCAACGGCCCACGCAGGCCCACGGTATAATCGCAGAACTCCGCGTAGGACGCCTCCCGGGGGAGGATCGCCACAGTTACGGGCGCTTAGTGTGCGGCGCAGCGTTATGGCCCTTCAGGTCCGGCTGAGGCTTCGACGGCTCAACCTTGCCCGTCGGCCCATGCTGATTGAACGGTGTCTCACGGACACTGACTTCCCCGTAGCCGCCAGTCTGACTGGCGTACTTCGGAGCATCAAACCGCTGCTCCGGAGAGTTCGGCGCGGCAGGCTCCCAAATCGGGTTAGCCACCACGGAACCACCACGTTCCATCTTGTTGTTCTGACCGTTCGGTCCATCAATTGTCACAGTGCCGTTCGTGTGCGACACAAAATTCTTAGCCACAAAGACCTCCAAGTCTTAATAAAGCCTCTACAGGAACTGGTCAGACTGTCCCACGCATCGTATGGGAACCAATCTTCAAATCCGGATTCGGATCATCCTTCACCATCCGGGCAAACCAATCAACAGTCCAATAATCGTCCGCCTTCGGTGCAAACTCGGGCATAAACGCGTACTGGCGCATCTCATTCGCCAACGCCAACGCCATCACACGGTCATCATGCGGTGAACCCGACATCGAACCCCGCTCATTACGCACATACGTCCGCAACTCCCCCAACGTGTACCGATCATGAATCGTCAACTCGCTTGACCGCAACGCCATCCCCAGATCATCAATCAACAAAGGCTTCGATGTGCGAGTCGTCTTCCACCCAAACTCCAAAGACACCTTGGTAGTCGCCCGATTCAACGTTCGTTTACGAAACATGTTCGGATGACCCAAATGACGCAACTGAACAATCGTAGTCAACCCGTGATTGTTCGACTCCACACAAGTCAACGCACTATTATACCACAACGACAGATTGTACACCTCCTCAGCCAACGCATCCGGAGGAATATGCCCATGCCAAATAGCGACCTGTTCGCCAGAGCGAACATCCAAGACCTGAATACACGAATAATCCCCATGCGCCAACCCCTCCGCCGTATCAACCCCCATACAATACGGGCGCCCACCAACAGGCTCACGCCAAACTGTGAGCATCTTTACGGAACTCCACAAAACGAGCCGACGGGCGCCACAAATAACCGCCCTGACCCTCCTCAACAAAAACGTTCATCCGCTCCAACACATCCAAATCAAACACAGGGTTACCAGACTTTATGAACGCTTCCTCAGGCGTCGTCGGATACTCCTGAGCCAACTGCCACGGCAACATCGACTCTTTCTTCGACAAATACCACGACTCGTCCCGATCACCCGCCGCCGACCAAGGAAAAAACATCGGAGAGAACCTGTTCGTCCCCGTGGACGACCCCACCCATAGTTCGTGGAAAAAGTTTCCGCTTCCATTCGCCGTACTAAGACCAATGATTCGGCCTCCGACATCGGCCACTGGTTCAATAGATGCCCACGCTTCCTCAGGATTAGGCAAAAACGCCCACTCATCAACAACAACCAGCGACGCAGACTCGCCACGGGCAGGATCCGATGCCGAAGGCATCGAAGTAATCTGGCTCCCATTCCCAAACGCCATCTTCTGCTGATGCTCCACCAGCGACTCCGGGCCACGCTCCACCATCCACTCCGGCAAATGCTGAAAACCATACTTCGACTTGCGAAGCAACAACACCGACTCGCGCTCCGTACGCGACAAATCAATAATGTTCTGATCCGGCCTAAAAAACGCCAACCAAAACTGGTGAGCCGCCACCAACGTCGTCCACCCAATCTGACGGGCCTTAAGAGTCAACGAATAACGGTTCTCATCCCAATGATCTAAAGCGAAAGACTGGGCGTCCCGAAGATCAAACAATATTCGACCATGAGCAGGATGGGCAATATGCCAATACATGCGTAAGAAGTACGACTCATCCTCAACGCAACGCCGCCACTCCGCCTCCCTCTGAAGTTCACTCAGACGGCTCATCTACTCGAACAACGACTGTAACGTCCGACCCAAACCCCAAACCGTAAAAGCAACACACCCGAACAGAACAAACACCGTCCCGCACAACACCCACTCCCTCACTGACACGACTCGCACACCTCAGGGTTCTCCAACCCGCACACCAACGGCTCATCAGATTGCGGCCCATGAAACGGATCCCCCCACGGCCCCAACACAGGACGCTCACCAAACGCCTCCTCACGCCACACCTGCTCATCATCACCATCAAACGCTGGACCCAACACCACACGCTCCGTAACCTTCGGCCAAGCCACCCTAATCCCCCACAACCCTCAAATGGTGGACCTGAGCCAACAACTCATCAGCCAACTCCCCATCCGACAAACCAGAAGCCTCACGATCATCATCAACCAACACACGACGCTTCGGAGTAAACTTCTCAATATACTGCAAATACAACGACGCAGCCTGTACACTCCCACCCACAGCCTGCTGATGCAACGCATCAATCACAGACTGAGTCCGCTCAGGATGAATATTCAACTCCGCAGCACGACGATCCCACTCCTTCGCAAAACGAGGATCACGCTTAATACGCCGCACCGAATCCTCATGCACCCCATTCTCAGCAGCCCACTCATACTGATGTTTAGGATCCCTATCGGGACCCTGCAACAACCAATCCAACAACTGCGCCCACTTCTTCGGCATCGTCTTCTGACCCGAAGACTCATCCCATTTCCAACCCCGGCCACCACCATTCTGCGGCATCCAACACCTCCTAAAAACACACCCACACTGTCCCGCCACAAACTGTCCCCCTCACGAAACGCCTGCTCACAGCATGGGACACACAGGGTAACCATATGGGGGGAGCCACAGCCATGCCATGGCATGAGGTGTACAGTCCGAGCAGCCCAACGGGCGTCCGGCAGCCCACTGCCCCTCCATATCTATACCTAGTAATCGGATGGATGGGGTACCCCCGCCATGCCCGGGGGGGTGGGGTGGGGTGGGGTGCAATGGATGGGCCGCGGCCCGGGCGTGTCCGTGTCTGTACCTTGTACATTCTCGCCCGGACGCGAAAAAACCCCGGCCAGCGCATGGCTAGCCGGGGTCGTTCCGCCCGGACCGCTGGCCCGGAAGGGTAGGGGTCAGACGCTGGCCACTGCCATCATGGCGCCACCTATGGCCGCGAGCCTGTCGACGCTGATGGCGCTGATGTCGATGGCTGTGGTCAAGGCGTGGACGATGCCGTCGGTGTCCTCTGGCATGACCTCGTCGACGACTTTCCAGACGTTGGCCGGGTTGACTGTCACCGCGTCGGGCGCGGGTTCGGTTGGGTCGCTGGATTCGGTTGCTGGCTTGCCCGCGGCCTTGTCCGCGGTTTCGACAGCGACCTTACGCGCCTTGCTCGGGGAATGTCCGTCGTCGGTTGCCGCGTCGCGGGTTGCGACGTAGGCGTCGACGTAGGCCCGGACATGCTTTGCAGTGTCCCGCTTTTTATTGAACGTGACCCATGTCAAGCCTTTGCCCATTGGGCGTGTGTCCGTGGTCGTGACGCCCATGGTGGTCAGTGACTTGTGGACCTCGGTTGCCGTGGTCGGTACGTCGTCCAGTGTGGACAGTGCCAGTGCCAGCGCGGCGCCTGTTTTGGCATCGTTAGCCGATACGGTGCCAGCGTAGGCCGTCATCGTTTTGCCGTCGGCTAGTTTCCACTGGCATCGATCCGTGGTGCGCTCTGGTGTGAGTCGTCCACCGTCTCTGCCTTGTGCGAGCCAGATGGCAGCGCCGTGGTCTAGGGACGTTGTAGCCGTTTCACCGTGTCGGCGTGCGGCCTTTACTGCCGTGGCAGTATTGGTCCCTAGGTCATCTAGTGTGAGTAGTGCATTCATGTCGTGTCTCCGTTTCTCAGTCTGGCGGGTTTGCCAGTACTGGCAACGCTATCGGGGTGCGCGTTGTTTCACAACGTGGTCCACGGTTTTTTTCTGGCCGGGGTTCTGTCCGTCTGTACAGTGTACAGTCTGGCCGTGTCTGTCTGTCTGGCCGTGTCTGTGTCCGTGTGTACCTGATGGATGCGTGATGGATGCCTGATGGATGCTCAATGGATGAGGTTGTGATCGTCGTATTCTCACGATAGAATGATGCTATGGCATCAGATGATAAAGTTTTGTTCAATGGTGAGTCGGTCACTTTCGTGTCCGGCGTGACGTTGGATCAACTGCAGGCGTTGCCACTGCTGGACGGGCGTACCCCGGGCGGTAAGTGGTCCGATAGTCGTGGTCGTAATGGCCGGGTCAAACTTTCGTATGACTTGGACATTGTGCTACGGCGTGCGAAGGAGAGGAATGTACAATGCACAGACTGACCGTGTCGGCACCGTTGGTGTTTCGGGCGTCGACTGATCGTAAGACTGCGCCGTGGATTGCGTGGCGTAAGGATGGGCGTGGTGTGCCGTTGGCGAATGCTTTCGGGTTGCCTGCTGGTCCGCAGTTCTCGTGTGGTGGTGCGACTGCGTGGTGTGAGCGTGTCTGCTATGCGGCGAATCTGGAGCGGTGGCCTAGCGTGCATGCGTTGGTGATGGGCAACTGGTCGGTGTACCAGTCGCTAAAACGTAGCGTGCCCGGGCTGATGGACGCTAGCCGTCCGATGCTGGATGACTTGCTGGCTGACTGCGAGCGTCGCGGCGTGGATCCTGTGTGGCGCTGGTTCTGGGATGGGGATATTCCGGGCCGGAACTTTGCCCGGGCTATGCGTCGGCTGGCTGATGAGTATCCGACGGTCAGGTTCTGGTGCTACACGCGTTCGTATGATGTGGTGCCGTTGCTGGCTGGTGCCGACAATCTGTCCGTGTATCTGAGCGTGGATGAGTTTAACGTGGATGCGGCTGTGGTTGTGAAGGCTGCCAACCCGTGGGTCGGGTTGGCTTGCTGTGGTGACAGTTGGGATGAGACGGAGGCGTTGGCTGCCCGTTTCCCCGACGAGCGGCGGGGTCCGAAGTGTCCCGAACTGGCGAGGCGTCCTAATGGGGAGCGTCGTATCCCGCTGGTAGTCTGGTCGGGCAAGGTCGGTGTCGGTGCGTGTGTCGAATGTGGCATGTGTGTCGACGGCGTAAATAATGTGCGGTTCGCTGCGGCGTGACTGTACAGTGTACAAACCAACAATGAGGAAGAAAGAGGTAAGGCTATGGCTTTAGTGACGAGTAACGCTACGATGACTGTTGTCATCTTGGATAACGAAGAGGCGCTGGCGTTGTCGAAGGTGCTGGATGCGTTGTCGGTGTCCGCTTCGATGATCCCGTCGAACTGGCCGTGTTTGGGCGAGTTGAGGGATGCGATGTCGGGTGATCGCTATGCGTAGGCGCAACTGGCATTGGCCGCAGTCTGCCTATGGTCCGTCGTGGTCGTGGGAAGAGGTGTTGGCTGGCAACGTGCGTCCGGGTGATGTGCTGCTGGGGCGTGAGAAGTACGGTCGGCAGAACCGTGGCGTCGTCAGGTCGGTGTCTAGTTCCAAGATAAATGATGGCACTGGGTTTAGCACTGTGACGGTGATGTTTCGGTGGCGTCGTGTCGGGGAGGGGTTTCGTCCCCGGGATGCGGTGCGTGTGCGTAGTCCTCGTGTGACGCATGGGGCGATGGTTGATTATGGGTGGGGCGATAGCCCCCCGAAGGAGAGGAAGTGAGCATGCAGCACACGCACATGGTGACGCAACGGGTGAACTTTGTGGGTGTCCACAGTGGGCAGCACACTGATCTGGATAATGCGACGTTTAAGTTGCCGGGTGGGGATCTGATCGTCGTGTATTACAGGGACAGCAAGGACAACATGGGCGTGCCGGGTAAGGCGGGGATGACGCGTCGTGTCTGCAATGAGGATCTCCCGCCGTTGCGGGAGATGAAACTGAAGGCTAAGTATCTCAACCGATAAGGAGAACGTCCATGTGGATTGATGAAGGTAGCCCGACACGCGAGATCAAGGTCACGCTGTCGATGAAGGACATAGCCGGATGGTTGGATGCCCACGTTGACGATCTGCACTTGACGCATGTCGACAAGGCACCCGGCTTCGATCATGGGGCGGTGCGTATCTGCCTGCTGTGGAAGGAGCAGAAGTGAACCAGTTGACGTTCGACGGGTTTCTGTTCTACCTGTTCGGGGGCTGCGTGCTGCTGCTGGCGTGGTCTGTAATCGAATTCTTTTGGGAGCGGTGGGACAACCGCAAGTAGCCGATACAATGTACAGTGTACAAACAAAAAGGAGAGAGTAATGAGTGAAGTGCAACGCAAGTATTGGGGGATGGCGTCGAACGCTATTGCCGACCACATGATTCAGGCCATTGACGCTATCACCGACTTGATGTCGGTGCCTGCTGACCCGGAGCCTGAACCTGATCCTGATGATTGGCGTGAGGCAAAGGAGCAGGACAAGGCAGACGAGGCGGCGTCATGAGTATGTGGAACGATGATCTGCAACTGAAGGACGACGACGGCTACTACTTTGTGGACTCCGATGAACTGGAAGGTTTGTGTGACGAGTTGGAGATGAAGTTGGACGAGGGGCGTCGGGAACTGTCCCGTCGGGAGGAAGAAGATGAGTAGAACGCTGAAAACCTGTGATCGTTGTGCAGGCAGGCCGTTCACATCATCCTCATGGGTGTTGTGCCAAACCTGCTGGGCGGCTTGCTTCAAATCACTGACCGTCAAGGACTACGAAGGACACTGGTGGGTGGACCGTCACGACGGTGACCGACCCGTATGCCGCGACTGCGGAGCCAACCCGGGGGACCACCCCGTGTGCGAGCCAGCAGAGCGCGCAATAGAACGCTTAAAGGATAAGCGTGTACAAAAAAGCAAGGCTGTTGTCGAATCAGACTTCGACCTTGACGACATGGCGAAAGCCATAGGAAACGGAGAAGCATAGTTATGGTTTATTCAAGCCCAAACGGGACCATTCAGGGTATCAACCAGACTGAGATAGCGGGGCGTCACGGTGTCACACCGTCCTGCATCTCCTACTACATCAACACATGGACAGAGGACACTGATCATCCCTTCCCGAAGGCGACATGCAAGATCCAGCAGTGGATCACCCGCAGCGACGGCGGCGAACAGTGGGGACGGCCATTCCTGAACTATGACCCGCGGGAGGTATTCCTTTGGTTCAGTAAGTTGGACGAGGCGTCCACCCGGCGCAGGTCCGAAGGCCAGCGGAACGCCACCCGGCGTCCCGTTGGTGTGCCCATCGTTGCTCAGACTGTCACGCCTCCGGCGTTGGAGGAACTGACCCGTCGGGTCGCCAAGTTGGAAGAGACGGTGATCTTCTAATGTTGGCACCTGAAACGTCTGTCCGTGATGTCGTTGCCCTGTTGGAGCAAGCCATCGAAGATAGGGACGACGGCGGTGGTAGTGCGTCGTTGCTACAGAATGCACTGGCGGCTATCTCTGAACTGATGATGGCCTATGACCATTCCCATTCGCTGGGACTTGTAATGAATTCGTTTCAGTACAAGTGGGCGTCCGCTTCGCTGCATCACGCAGAGCCGGGGGACTACTCTCCGGCTTTGCATAGGGTAGTGGAGAACATAAGCACGGCGTATAATGCGTGATCAACCATGTTTGTACAATGTACAAACCCAAACAGAAAAGGAAAGGCAATGAATAGACCAACAGAGTTTGACAGGCACGAAGGTCACTTCCTGCTTGAGAGAGCAGCCAAGACAACTGCGAGTGAGACAGCATGGCAAGTCATGGAAAGAGCGAACGCTTTGTTCCCTGTCTCCTACCCGGCGGCGTGCTGGCAGAGTCCTAGCGGCCTCGTCTCTCAAGGAGAGCCTACGGGACAGGGCTTGAACGCCCGCGACATGGTCGCTGCCGTGGTACCCCGTGTCGAAAGCGGTGCATACAGGGGGAAGCCGTTGCATAAGTATGTGGTGCGGACTGACACCAGTCAGGAACTGGGGCTGCACTCGTGCAAGTACCCGGAGACAGACGGGTACAAGCCCATTGCTGACATGGCGGAGGAACTGTTCCCCGACAGCGCCACCTCGTGTACGGTGTTCGGTGCAGGTGAGCGTGTTGCGTTGACGCAGCAACTCACGGATCCAGTGGATCTAGGCGGTGGCGATGTCATCCAGCCTCAGATTTGTTGGATCAGTTCCCTGAATGGGACTTGGCGCACCGCCGTGTACGATCTGACGGAGCGGTTGTTCTGTCAGAACCAGTTGGTGGGGCAGAAGCCGTTGATAGCGGTGAAGCACACCAAGAACCACGACGACCTGCTGTCCATGCGGGTCACTATCCTGCAAGGTGCCCGGGACAGGACGGAGACGTTGGCGAACATGGCGAAGGTCATGGTCAACCAAGAGTTCACCGACGTTCAGTTCATGGCACTCGTCAACACCTTGGCACCATGGAAGGAGGACATGTCTCAGCGAACTAAGAACATCAACGAGACGAACCGTCTCGCCTTCCGGCAGCACTGGGCGGACGAGAAGGAAGAGTGGGGTGCTGGCAACATGTGGTTGGCGTTCAACGCCATTCAGGGTGCAGAACAGCATGTCATCAACGGTGTCAAGCGGGGCCGCTACTGTAAGGACAGGGCTTTCCAGAAAGCCTTGGACGGCAAGACACCTCTGGCTACAGAGGCAATGAACCTGCTGATGCAGGTTCCGTTGCAGCATGGGGGCGTGGTTCAGAGCCATGGGTAGTGCTAGACGCAAGAGGCCCGTGGGTCACGGGCTTAACGTGTACAAGCGGGGACTGTGCCGTTGCGACGTTTGCCGTGAAGCAAACAGGGAACACGAACGCAAGGTTCGTCAACGGACACAGATGCCCACGATGCCGTTCCTGTACGATACGCTGACCCTGTCTGAGTTCAAGAAGTACAGGGGCTACGACACAGAAGAGGAAGGGAGGTGATTTATATGGCACAGGTTCTAACGAACTTTCCTGCAAGGATCCGCACGGAGCAGTATCCGTGGGGTGATTGGTTCGATGGGATTCCCCGTCTGCTGGAAGAAGGCATCGACTACAAGGTCGCAACGTCTTCGTTCCGTGCGTCGGCCCATCAAGCCGCCAAGCGTTACGGCATCAAGGTCCGCATGACAATGCAGGCCGGGGGACTGGCAATCCAGTCCTACAAGCCGACTGACGGCTAGCATAGGATCGTGGTGGCCGGGGACCCTCTCCCCCCCGGCCACCACACCACCTCTCTGTACACTGTACAAACGGAACGGAAAAACCTTGAGCAAAGAACTCACAATAGAAGAGAGAATCTCCCGCCTAGAAACCGAAGTATTCGTGGGTGAAACAGGCGTAGGAAAAGCGGTAGTTGGGCTATATGAACTGACCCATAAACTCCTGCAATTAATCGGGGATCACGCCCACGATTCGTCCTTTAGGGACAGTAAACTCATGCACGAAATCGGCCAATTGTACTCCGCTTTGATGGGCGACAACGCCGACGACGACAGCGCAGACAACGTGGTGGTGCTGCACCCGGACGGGCCGGAATCCCCGTGACTGTACCCCCCATGCCATGCCATGGACCCGGGAACCCCGCTGGGGTTCCCATGCCATGCACCAGCCATGCCATGAGGGGATGCTAGGATGCCTGATGTGACCAACGACCGCATCGTCCTCCGCCAATCTTGGCTTGGAACTCTCGCCATGTGCCCTGAACGGGCACGCCAAGACATGCTGGGGATCTCCGCCAACACCGAATCGACCTCCACCGCAATCGGATCCGCTGTCCACTACGGGATCGAACAGTGCCTCGTTCAGAAGATGCAAGCGGGAACGCCACTGAATCTGTCCGACACAACAGATGCTTCGATGCAATGGTGGAACGAGAACAAGAACAACATCGTTCGGTGGAACCACAAAGATGGCGAGCCGGAAAAGATTATCGAACTCAACTCGGCGGCATGGTGGAAAGAAGTCATGCCCGATGTACACCCCATCGCAGTCGAATGGAAGTTTGAACTGCCGCTGGTGGTGGACCACCAGCCAGAGATTTGGTTGCAGGGAACCATCGATTGTGTCCAAGAATTCCCGCGGCCCATCATCGACTGGAAGAACCCGGGCAGCAAACCTCGCACGGAGTGGGAGAAGAAGCGGTGGTCGGTACAGGCCGCAGCGTACACTTGGGCCGTAGCGTCACAGGCTGACAGCGGACTGACCGAACCGCTACAGTTCGAGTTCGTGCATCTAGTAAAGGGCGACGTTTACCGTACCCTAGTTGATTTTGGACCTGCGGAGTGGGCTAGTCTGGTCGCTTTGGCCCGCTCTGCAGGTACCCTTATAGCCGCAGACCTGCCAGTATGGCCGTTGAACATGACGGGCTGGCACTGTGCCCCCAAATGGTGTGGGGCATGGGCTACATGCAGAGGCAGGTTTGCGGGACCAGATCCATGGAACCAACTATAGAAAGGTAGACCCATGGCAGCAGCAACAACAGCAAAGAAAACAGAGAACACCTTCACGGTGTTTCGCAGACAGGTTACTCAGACGGGTGCCTACGAACCAGCGGAAGCATCCTGTTCCGTCACCATCACGGTTGACGGCGACATGACGCAAGACGCTATCGCTGAGCAGATTGCCGAGTGGGGCAACACGCTTGAGATGGCGAACTACGAGGCGCTGGGTATCGGTTACGAAATCACCGAGCAGGGCATCCGGAGGTTGGACAAAAGCGTTCCCGGGAATACAGCGGCTCCTGCCGTGGCGGCGCCTACCCCGGGGCCTGCGCCCCGAAGTGCGCCCGTCGTCGGAGGTAGCGGCATGTCGGACTTCTGGACCGACCTGATGAACAACCAGAGCGGCTGGTGGCCCCCCAACTGGGAGAAGAAGTTGGATCCCGCCGCCGCCTTCAACAAGAAGGGTCCCGACTACAAGCGCCGGGGCGATGGTAAGGGCATCTGGTTGACGAAGCCCGACGGTTCCTCACAGGTACCTGACTGGTTCGTCTGCCCGTTCACAGGCAAAACCGCTGACGAACTGGCCTCCATCGGGGCGCAGATCCGCGGCTAGTCTTTGTACACTGTACATAGATCATGGACGTTCTAACCCCTGAACAGGTAGCCGACCGTCTCGCCGCAGTCCATGACGGTGAGGCGGTCGGTTCCCCTTCGGATAAGAAAGCACCGCGCCGTTGGTCAGCGACCACGGCAGTCGTGGACAACCTCGTCGGGTTCATCCGCAACCCGGCTGAACGCTGGTATCTGGGCTACCCGGAGATAGACCTCGCCACCCGTGGCATCGGCAAAGGTGAAGTGCTGTTGGTGGTGGGGCGCAGCCACACAGGCAAATCGCAGGTCCTGCTGAATGGCATAGTCACCAACCTGATAAACGACCCGTCGGCCCATGTCGTGATCTTCGCCATGGATGAGCCGCGGGAACTGGTCGTGATGAAACTGTTCTGCCTGCTCCAAGGCAAGTCTTCCACGGAGGTAGAGGAAGCGATCAAGGCTGGCGACAACAAGGTTTTGACGGAACTGAAAGAAGCGGCCTCCAGCGAACTGTCCCGTGTCGCCGTGGTGGACGACTCGTTATCGCTGGAAGCGATGTCGGAAGTCATGGAAGAGGCCCGCCAATGGTGGGGATGCAACCCGTCGTTCTGCATGATGGACTATCTGGAGTTGCTGCCCGGCGGTGACGCTGACGCCACAGGTGTGACCTCCAAGGCGCAGGCCGTCAAGCGGTGGGCGAAGTCGCAGCGTGTACCCATCGGGCTGGTTCATCAAGCAGGCCGGGGGGCGGGACAGCCGGGGCAGGCGGCAGGTATCCACGCCGGGCGGTACGGCGGTGAACAGGAAGCGATCTTCGTGCTGGAGGTTTACCGCAAACGGGACCGTGTCGACCTGTCCGACTGGGAGAAGACCTACCACGCCAACAGTGTGAACCTGAATCTGTGCAAGAACAAACGCACGGCACGTTTGTTGGATCAGATCTACTATTTGGATCCCGAATGCGGGCACGTTCACCCGTACTGGGAAGAATTGGTGCCGGGCAATGGATGAGATCGATTCCCAAGTCGTGTTCGACTTTGCGTTGCTGTTCCGTGGCGGCAAGGTAGCCATCGATGACCCCGCCGATTCCAAAGGGTTTCGTCCATGGCAGACAGACAGCGGCGGCTTCGTCGCCGCCGACGGCAAGGATTTCTTAGAGGTAGTTGAAGATCACCTGCTGCGGGAACCAGCCATCGGCGTGTACCCCCTCTTCCATCAAGGCGACGGGTTCAAGGTGTACTGGGGGTGTGTCGACTGGGACTCCGGGCTACGGGAGTCCTTTGTCCACGCCCGTAATGTCCACGAGGTGCTGCGTCAGGTGGGGATCACCTCCCATGTGGAACGTTCACGTTCCAAGGGCTACCACCTGTGGGTGTTCTTCACGGAAGAGATGCCAGCGTTCGACGTACGCACGGGGTTGATGGCAGCGTGCAATGTGGTCGGGGCACCCACGAAAGAAGTAAATCCTAAACAGGTTGAACTGTCGGATCGTGGGTGGGGCAACGGGGTGCGTTTGCCCTACGGGAAGAACCGTCCGAAGGGTGGTCATAACGAGATGACGAACCCGGATGCCACGATCAGCATGATCCCTGTGCATGCGTTCACGAAGGCAGCGATGGAAAGTCTGGTCACCCCGGAGGCGTGGGAGGCTGTCACAGCCCTGTACAGCCCTCCTGAGGCCCCCTTCGGGGACGAACAGATGCCAGATGACACCACCCACGGTGTGGACCTCAGGGGACTTCCCGGGGCGATTAGGAAGAACGGCCCCCGGACGACCCCCGACAAGCCGCACGGAGACAGGTCCGCCACCTTGTTTTCTTTGGCGTGTGCCATGATTAGAGACGGCTATGAACTGAACGTGGTAGCCGGGGAACTAGAGGGGGCAGACAGGGACTGGGGTGGCAAATATGCGCGGCGACCCGATGGTCGCCAACGGCTATGGAAGATGGTCTTGGATGCCAAGAAACTGGCATGGGAACCAAAGGACTAGGATGAAAAGTTATTCCGTTCGGATAGACCGCCGCCCCAAGGTGAAGGCGCGTCCGCGCCACACCAAGAAGGGGCATGTGTTCACCCCGAAGGAGACGCTGATAGAGGAAGACTATGTGGCTCAGGCGTGGCGTGACCAAGTCGGTGAACAGATCGAAGGCCCCGTTGAAGTAATGGTAGTGTACAGTCCGTCATGCACGCTGCTGACTGTGGTAGAGTCTCCGCACGACGCCAGAACATTGCGTGGAGACTTGGACAACTACATAAAACTAACATTGGATGCACTGAATAAAGTAGCGTGGGATGACGACAGCCAAGTGGTCCGCATAGCGGCAGTGAGGGTAGATGAGCGAAAAGACTGACGACACCAAGTACCAGAACTTCGCAAACAAATCGTGGCAAACACGCTTCGACAAGATGGGCGACGACTCCGAAGCAGCGTTCGAACGCAACAGCGAAGAATGGATCCGATACGGGCTGAACCGTCCACCGTTCCCCGTCGGTCGGCTACCGCTGGGAATACGGTACACCCCTGACTACATCTGGGCAGGCAACTACCTCGTGGAAGTACAAGGCTGCTCCCCCCGCAAAGGGGTCAAACTCAAGTGCGAAAAATATGTAACCATCGAAACGATCTGGCACCCCCTGCTACCCGTCCTGTATTTCTTCTGGGATTCAACCCGCGAACTACACACGATAGCCACGCAAGAAAAACTGCGTCAACTAATTAAAAGCGACCAAGCAACCATCGGAACCTTCAAAGACCCGGGCGGCGAAAAGCCGTTCTGGCAGTTGAAGACAAACATGTTTGATTGGACGCCCGATGGGGACGCAGCGCGAATTTCCGATTGACCCCCGCTGGCTTAGCGGAGACAGCGGAGCCGAAGAAGAAAGCAACTGGCTACACCGCGCCCTTCGCAACGCGCTGCCCGCCGAAGGACGCTACGACACCGACATCGAACGGATGCAATGCGAACGCCCCGACGGCATCCACCCCTCCAGCAACCCCACCCTAGAAAACACGTTGGAAGTCAAAGAGATACTGGGTGCAGCCATCGAAGCGTTAGAACCCGAAGAACGATGGATAGCAGAACGGCTACTCATCGAAGGGTTGTCGCTACGCAAAGCCGGAGCCGTACTAGGGTGCCCCAAAACAACACTGGCACGCAGACGAGATGCCATCCGCGTTAAACTAATCAGGGCCGTGGCAGGCCAACCCGCCATTACCAGACGGTTAAGGCAAACAGAAAAATCTTTAGTCCTCTATAGCGAGACACTGTCTCATCATCCCCATTAGGGATGTGACCCACACACCGAAAGCGGCCTGCGCCTCATCGACGCCGTCCATGCCCGCATAGAATGCGGCCAACAGGCACTCCGCTTCCTGCTCGTTGAACACCAGCAACAAACCAAGGATCCCATCCGGCGACCACTTGGCGTGCGTACCGTCCGTCGTGTCGAACAGATGCGCCGTTTCCTCCAACTCGTAGAGGATTTCCCGCTCAACCTCAGCGCCCTGAGTTGCTAGGAACTCGGTCCACTTCGCATCCAGTTCAGCGGCATCCACGACTACGACCCTACACGGTCCCGGGCGTACGTCTTGACCACCGACAGGGCCGCAGCAATTCCTGCCACCGCCGCTGATCTCGCTGATGCCAGTTCCGACACCATGAATACAGCCAAAAATGCTTGGGCAAACGTCCACGCTGCCCGTTCAAACATGTTGCTCACTTCTTCTTCCCCTTGTTAGATCGTTTAGAATGGTCGTGCGCTATGGCAGCCGCCTGATCGCGAGGGTAACCCTCGCTTATCAGCGTGCCAATGTTCTGTGCAATAGCGTTCTGACTCTTGCCGCGCTTCAACGGCACGACTAATACCTCGGCCGACGCGGCTTCTTCGGAGCCACCTCAATCACGCAGCGCCCTACGGGCACCACTGCGCGACTGCGAACCAACATGCCCGATACCGCTGCCAAGCGTGCTGGTCGTGACCAACACCTGATCGGCCTTCACCTTCTTCGGAGTTGAACCATCCCTCATGATGCCCTACTTCCCGAACGGTCGGCCACCAAAAGCGGCGTTTCCCAAATTGGTTGAACGCAGATACGCCGCAGCCTTAGCAGCCTTCTTCGACATGTCCCACATGTTGAACGAAGACGTAGAATTGTAAGGCTGGTCATCCTGCGACCCGAACGTTTCCTCAAACGTGGGACCGTACCCTTTACCTCGTGGCATTATGTTTCCTCACTGTAAGAACAGGGCAGAAAACGTGTGAACGTCAACCACCCCTGTTGCCTTCAGAAATCCCTGCGACCTCTGAAACTCCTTCACCGCCCTAGCGGTCTTGCGCCCAAACACACCATCAGCACGCCCCGGCTTAAACCCCCGGGCCGTCAAACGGGCCTGAACCAGCCGCACGGCATCACCACGACGCCGACGCGGCCACCGCCCCAAAGGCGACACCGTTATCTGCTCCCTCAAGTCACGGAAATAGGCGGCAATCCCAGCCCAATCAGCATCCGACTGAGCCGCATCGACCGTCATCCCGGCCTCAACCCAATTCCCCAACCAATCCCCCGGACAGGTCGTAGACCCCTTACGCCGATGCGTAGACAACCACAAATGATCCCCAAACCGCTGCGACGCAGCATTGGTTACAATCTGGAACGACTCAAGAACCTTCTCTCTAGGTTTCGCATCGCCATGGCCCGTGTAACAGACGGAGATGGACTTGGCGTTCCACCCCTTAGTGGCACCACCGCGTGCATCCCAGCCTCGTCCTTCAAAGATTGTTCCTGTCTCATCCACCAGCCAATTGTAAGCAACACCGTCCCAGCCCTTACGCAGATGGTGGCCCTCAAAGGCCACCACCGCCGCAGTCCCCTTCGGGCCATCCTTCACCGCCGAATGGTGAACCACCACGCCCTTCACACGGCCCGCACGCAACGGCGTAAACCTGCCATTGCGGGTTGCAGGCGGCTGCGCCCCCCATTGGCGACGCGAAATGAACTGCATACTAGAAAGCCCCCGCTGTCCCGGCATCAATGTACACTGTACAAACCTACCTTCGGGGCCGTTCCAGATCTAAACGATCCTGCCTCGTCATCTCCCGCTCCACCCTGCGGCGTACACGCTCGTTGCGCTGCTCCCTCGGGGTATTCAACCTGAGGCTCACACCACCAAACATCGACATCACCGACTGAATCCAACGAGACTGCGTCTTCTCATCCTCTGGAATGACCCGACGCAACCGCCCAACGAACGGCATCATGTTGTCCAACACCGCCAAACGGTTGTCGTACATCATCCACTCACCCTTACTGTTCTTCTTCGCCCACCCCAAAGCCTGAGCGGCCTGCATCAACCCCGGAATCATCCTCGTAGCCGCAGGCACAGGCACATACTCTTCCCTGAAAGGAATCCCCTCAAAGACCCGCTTGCCCGCCCAATACTCAATCGGGGTCTTCAAGAACGGTGTCGTAGACGAGAACATCTGCTCCATCACCTTGCCATAACCACGCTGCGTCGGATCAAACTTGAACAAATCCTGCAACGGAAAGTCAGGCTGCGAATAAGCCTGAGCGCCGCCGATACTGAACGGCAACTGCAAACCGAAACCCTCCATAAAGTAGTCGGGGACTGTACCCTCACGCTCTTCACCCAACTCTATGTTGCGACGCAACGACATCAGACGGTTGAACTTGCCCGGGCTGTTCGCCAAGAAACTCATCTGCAACGGCAGATTGTTCCTCGTCCAAGTGTAGAACGGGAACACCCTCTTACCGAACCTGCGCTCCGCCTCCGACAAACCACCATAGTTGAAGTGCAGTTTGTACGTCATCTCCAAAGCGTCATCCACCGAACCACCCACCCGGCGCATATACAAGCCTGTGCCTAAACGCATCGCTTCCTCAGCGAACGTGTTCGCGTGGCGAACCCCGGCGAACATAAAGAACCCGGCGTCCATCGGATTCATCCGAATCCGACCCGAATACTTGGAGTTCTCCTTGGAACCCCACACCCAATCCATGCGGCTGGTACGCCCAAGGTTCACATCGACAACGGATGCGGCCTGACCGCCCCCATGAACACCCAACTGCACCAACTCCAACGCATTCGCATACTCCACGTTGCCCGGATTATCAGCAACCAACTTCCTGAATCCAGCAGCCAAATCCCCGTTGCCTGCCTTGTACGCCTTGTCGATCAGCCGGAACGTTCGTGGGACTTCCGTCAACGGGATGTCCGCAAACCACATGTTTGCCATCCCACCAAAAACGTTACGGGCCACAAACCCCGGCGTCGCCACCATCTGCGCCTTCAACCAGTTGTGCGCCTTGTCGTACGCTTTCAAGAAGTTGCCTACTTCGACACGGTCATCCATCTTCTGGGCAGCCAACATGGCGTAAGTAAACTCGTCAGCAAACTCGGCGTTGCCAGCGACAAGCCACTCGTCCATCGCCCCGCTGCCCCACATCTGCTTCCCACCAGCGTTAAACAAATCCTGCAATTGGCTGGCAGTCACACCAGACAAATCAAACTGCCCACCGAAACTGTTCAGGTTAAACGGCTTGCCGTTAGCAGCCCCCAACATGTTGCCTACCTTGTTGGCAAGATTGTTGCGCTGTTGCTCAGCGAGCAGAATCTTCTGCTCCACTTCAAGCCGTTGCAGTTGGATGTTCTGAACCAACAGTTCCTTTTTGGCGAGCGTTTCCCGCCGCGCATCCAAACGCCCCTGAGAGGCAGCGCGGGCAGCCGGGTCGCTGCTTCTGATCTGGGTGTTTAAACGATTTATCTCATCGGACGTATCAAGGATGGCCTTATCGAACGCGCCATACAGGCGCTCTTCGGCCATAAACGACGCCTGATTGACCTTGCCCGCACGCAAGTTGTCGTACTGTTGAACAAGATAACCCCACTCAATCAACTCGCCGCGCTCAAACGCACCGTTGGGTACACCCCAGTTGTCCAACACCGACTGGATAGCGTTCCAATACTCGTTGGAACGAACCCCCACACCAGTATCCAACGCATCCCGAATAACGTTGGCGACCTGCTCTGGGATGGGCGCGGTGTATGTTGCGCCGCCCGCCTCAGCAGCAGCAGGGTTGTAAACTCTGTCCCCGACGCGTACCAGAGCGTATTCGTTGAGAAGATCCCGAAGCCCCGGGTCGGAGACATCTGCGTCTATGTTGGCTCGCAACTGTGGGTTGTTGGTTTCCAACAGCGACAACGGGTAACGGTCTTCTTCGTCGAACAGTCCAAGCCTTTGACCGTTGGCACGGTATTCCGCTATCGCAGCGTCCCAAGTAGCGTCGTCTACCAGTGCCGCAAACTGATCGGATCCTGCCAGTCCTATGAACGTGTCGCCCGGCGTGTAGCCCCCCGCCGCCGGGGTCCATCGGGCAGCGTTGCGGAGATCCCTGAACGCTCTCCAGAAATCATTAAGGGGGCTGAGCCCCGCAGTGCGCCCACTGCCCGTATCAGCAGCGTACGCTATGTTTGAAATCGTGTCATCAACACGGGTCATCAAATCGTCCAGAACATACTGCGGATCAAGGTCATCAAACCCGGCAGCAAAACTCCGCAACGTCCCCGCATCCGTCGGAATACCCGCCACCTCCATGGCAAAGTCGTCGGCCTGAGCAGACGACGGTCCACCCGAAATCTGATCCTCCAACGAAATCTGCAAGTCTTCTAGTCGCGCACGCATCTCCGGCAAATCGATACGAGGCGACAACCCGGACGGATCCCCCACGGCAGAGGGAACAGGGAAAGGCTCCCGTCCCAAAAACGGCATATACCGCTGCAACCCCGCAGTACCCCAAGTCTGCTCCGCCGTCGCAGCCAACCCCTCGCGCACATGCTTAGCATGTGCAATCAACGACTCCATAGATGTACCCGAAGTCTCGCTTCTCAAAGCATCGGGAAGAAGATTAGACAAATAGTTGACGTTCAGAATGTTTTCCAAATCGCCCAGTTCCGTCAACAAAGCAACCTGCCTAGCGGCGGCATCACCCGACGCCGCACTCAAAGGCGTCGGACCCACCCTCATGCCGCCTTCGTTTCCAAACCCAAGAACCTTCGGGACAGCCACCCCCCTCTTGCTCCTCCAGAGCCTCCCCTGATTGCCTCTCAGTTCTCCCGGCACCGTCGGCGTCCTCTTAGCCGAACCGCCGCTCGTGTACCCACCCCCTACAATGTCTGCGGCCCGAACCGCCCCATCGGCACCCAAGTTTCCGTCAGCAACGCTGGCTATCTCCAACCCGTAATACGACCCAACATCCAGCGGTCTATTGGCTAAGCGAGTAAGCCCAGCCATACCGTAAAAGTGGTGTCGATTAAAATCACTGGTAAATTCGTTCACCATGTCTGGGATAACCTCAGCCCAACCGCTCAGAGTATCTCCAAGCCCGGCCCCACTGGCGATAATTTCTTCGATGGCGTCCCTGATGGGGCCAGCAGGCGGCAACACTAGATCACCGTTGGCAATAAGATCATTTATCGGCGCATTCGCGGCGTTCGGTCGTTGTGCAAGCAGGTCTTGAGCAGCCCGGATAAACGTTTTAGATTCGGCACTCAGCCCGGGAGTCTCCCAAACAGTTTGCAAATTGCCATCAGCATCAGGCAGACGCCACGCTTGAAACGGTTCGAACAGTCCGTTCGCCCCGCCCTCCACCACACGATTCCCAGCCCCGTCGCTTCTCCCAAAGATGTACGAGTCCACCATGTCTCCACGATCCGTACTCCCAGTCATTATCGACCCTGCCCTGACTGGGACTTGAAGCCTGTCGGCCTCATACAAAATCATAGAATCCATGTACGCACCCAAAATGCGCTGTATTCTGGGCTGAAAATCGGAGACTTCAATCATTGTGCCAAGGACTCGCGCCGTATCGGAGCGGTTGAACGATCCAAACACCGTAAAGGTCACATCGAACCCGTCGTTCACATACCACGTTGCAGTAAAACCTATGATTTCTTCAAACGGCAACCTGCCCGCTACAGCATCAACGCTTTCTCCCGTCACATCAGCCACCGCTTGAGCAACATCCCTATGTACCGCTTGGAGTCCCCTCAAACTGCTAATCAGTTTTTCGCCGCGCTCCGCCCCTTCCGGGGTGCCCCCCATCCCGGCCCTGATCACCTCTTCGGTCGACCGCAACTCACCACCCGGCGTTGCGGGTGGATACCACTTCTCATCCACGGGATGCCGCATCTGTTCCTCACTGAAACGATGCAAAGCACGGTTATTCCCACCCTCAAAGCCCATGGAAGCAAACTCTGCGTTGACTTGGTCAAAGAAAGTCTGCGTGGGTACACTCTGGGTGCCAGCAGACAACGCTGTCGCCCGACGCAAAGCCTCAGCGGCAACAACCGTCTGATCATGCAACATCGCAGAATCCGACAAAGACGCAGCAAACGGCAACAAGTCAGTCTCCAAGAAATTCAGGCTCGCTTGGATGTCAGCATCCAAAGCCTGAAGCCCCGCAAGAAACGTCGGATCATCCACTGCCCCCGTAGTCGCATCCACGGTCCGGACCACCAGCCCCGTAGGCCCAGTTGTAGAGCCAATGTTTCGGATGTCCTTGCTCAACTTGGCGAACTTCGCTACCCCTTCGCTCAGCAGGCGGGCACGAACCATCACCGAATCCAAATCCTCCAAGATGGGTGCCAACTGGCGGATCGCATCTATCGAAAACGCCACAGGGTTCGCACCCGGCGGTGCAGCAACCAGATCCTCAAACGGAATACCCGAGTTCAACCATCCAAGTGTCGTATCCGTCCCCGGCACACGCGGCGTAGTAGCCACCCGCCTGTACCCCAAAATGTCCTGCAAATCATCAACAATCGCAGTCACCTCGTTAACCAAAAGTTGCGACTCAACACGCCCCTCATGCAACAAATTGGTCAACTCGTCTACACGGGCCTGCGCTTCAGGAAGATCAGCCCCATGACGGGCCACCCACGCCTCAAGATTCTCAATCGTCTGCGCCCGCGCACCCGCCCCCACAGCCAGAATCGCATCAACAACAGCCTGAGCAGCAGCCTCATCATCCGTCAACCCCTGCAACGCCTCATTGCCAACCCGAACAGCGTCCTCCAAATCAGCCAACTCGCGGGCATACCCCCTATAGGTATCAGCGTTATAGATCAAACCCTGCGAAGCCGCATACGACTCAATGGACCGCAACCGAATATCCGCAGCCAACGAATTGATATGAGCATTCTCGCGGGCCTCAAACCCCCGAACAAACAACGACTCGCCCTCACCCAAGTGACCAGCCTCACGATACGCAGCCTCAATCTGCTCCGGAACAGACAACCCCTCCGGCTCAGTCGTAAGTTCACGGGCAGGACGGCGACGCCTAGTCGCCAACTCCTCCGGCGTCAGATCACGCCGAATAACAGTAGACCGACCATCCGGCCCCTGACCCACCACACGCTGCTGCACATCGGCACGCTGAGGATTACTACGCCTCAACAAACGACGCACACTCCCCGACCCATCCGCTCTAGGGACCACCAACTCAGTGCCATCACCAAACGTGCCATCGGCACGGGTACCCGCAGGCCGCATGTTGCGGCGGCGAAGCCGCCCCGAAGTAGCCCGACGACGCACCTCATCCATAGTCTGAGCGTCCGGCAACACCTCTTCAAACTCGCGGGAAACCCCCTCCATCCACGGCGGCAAACCACCACCATGCGCCCCCCGAACAATCTCCAAACCATCAGGAGTCCAAATCTCCGGCGTGTACCCCCCAAAGTCCACCATCACATCATTCATGTCATTAACAAGTTGCCCCTCAGACCCATACAAATCGCCCCGAGACAAAAACTCTGAATCAGGAGTACGAATCAACTCGTCATAACGCCGAACAACAAACAAGATCTGCTCATCCGACAACCCGGGGAAACGACCCCGCACCGCATCCATCACCTGCGGAGAAACAACACCATCAGCGAAATCGTCCACCAACTCCGGCGACAACTCCGTCAAACGCCCCAACGTCTCATCATCCACGCGCCCAACATTCTGCTGAACCTCATTCAAGAAAATCTTGCGCCGACGCATAGCGCTATCAGCCCAATACCCGCTCGTCATCGCACCACGGTTGTAACTGTTGCGTATAAAGTTACCGAGAATAATCTTGTCAGGATCCTTCGTGCGAAGAAGACTGTTAGCGACCTTCTTCCGATCACGACCCTTCTGCTTAAACGCAATATCCTCGTCCGTAGCGCCCCGACCCCGAGCCAACGTGTCCAAATACTTTTTTTGCGGATCAACAAAGAAATCACGGAACGTCTGACCGAAACGAGAAGAAGCCACCTTCTCCCAACCGATACCCGGCGACGACATGATCGATGCCGTCACACCAGAAGCAATCGGAAACACACCAAACGGCAACACATCCACAGGCACATTCGCCGCACGCTGCAACACCTGCCTGAACTCTTCAGGGATCTGATCCAACGTTTCACGCTTCTGGGCCTTAAAGACCAGATCTGCCATATCGGCATCCGGACCCAACACCTTCGCCATGCGTTCCTGAACGAGCCGTGGAATCTGAGACGCACGCTTGCGTGCAATACCAGCAGAACCACGGGTCAGCCTGCCCAACACTGGGCCTGTTCCCGGGACACGGAACCTCAGCCCCGTTTCAATCCCAAGATCATCGATAAGTTTCTTGCCGACCTCGCCATGCTGTCGTGCCAGAACATTTCTGGCACGAGAAACACTGCCACCCTTGGCACCAGCAGCCACCACAGCATCCTGTGCAGCCCGCAACGTAGCCTGCTGAGTGGCATCCCTGACACCCAACTCCCCCAGATCCTTCACCAACGGTGCCAGATCGTCCACAAGCCCCTTAGCGCCCCTCGCACGGGCAAAAGCACCCAACCCCCCAGCCCAAGACAACGGATCCAGCAGAACGTCTCCAGCAAGCCCTACAGCCCTGTTACCCCACTTGCCCAGATTGATATCTTCATCATGGAGAAAGTCGCCAAACCCATAATGTGTACGCGCCTGCTCCGTGAAGTCGCCCCAACTGAAACCCTCACCGTCGAAAGCGTCCTTGATCTCCTTCACACCCGAAGTGAGAATCGCACGGGGCATATCGATTACACCCAGTGCTTTGCCTAGGAAACCGCCGAAACCCCCGCCACCCTGTTGGGCGCCCTGTTGGGCGGCACGGCCACCCGAGGCGGCGAGTGCCGCCGCCATGCCAGCACGGTCAATCCCCCCCACCCCCCTAGGGGTGGTAGGCAGCGTGGGCAGGCCCGTTGGCATGGCGGGTAGCCGGGTACCACGGTTCTCTACGGCCTTGAAGATGTCTTCAGGAGACAGCCGGACGACCATCGGATTTACTTACCCCATCCGGGTTTCCCGTTGGCTTTCAGCATCCCGAACGTATTGCCACGGCTATGTTGGAACAGAATGTATTCTTCCACAGTGGGATAGTTGGCAGGCAAGATGTCCATCATGGCTTCCAACTCCACATCACCGTATTTGGTTCCTGCGCCCTCGTGCCCTGCAGGAACAGTGAAGGAGTCGCCCGATTGGAAGAAGCGACCAACGGCTTTACCAGTAGCAGCCGCTGCATCACCAACAGCGCCCGAAACGCCTTCACCCCACTCAAAGTTGCCCGTCGTGCCTTTTTCACGCAGTCGCCTCATCTGCTCATTTTTGACGGACAGCGACGACCCTGCTTCTAGGCTCTCAGATTCCGACAAGTTCCCAGCCCCCGAATCGTACCCACCAGTGGTGGTCCGGGTTTCCTCCAAGGCATCCACGGCAGCCTCCGCCAACGGCTCAGCAACCTCCTGCGAGGTGCCATCTTCCATAAACTGTTCGGTGTACAGGAACGTCAACACTGGGCCGTAGCCCAAAGCAGCCAGAGCGTGTGCGTAACCTGTGTTGTCGGCGTTGATGTTGTTGTTATACATGTAGTCAGCGACTTCCTGCATAATCGCAGCACCGCCCTCTACCGAACCAGCGTGCAGCGACAACTGTGTCCCCAAGTTGAAATCCTGATCGCCCAACTCGGCAATATCCATCGCCTGATCCCACGCAAACTGATCGTCAGCCAGATCAAACTTGTCTTCAAGCAACTTGAACTGGTTCTTCTCCAACTGGCGGTCTATCACCCCAGCAGCCTGATCGCCGCGGGCCTCCCACCAATCCAAATCCAGCCCCTTCTGGGCGAAGTCCAACTTGTCAGCAGCCATACCCTCAGTAGAAGCAATCTGGTCAGCGAACTGTTGAGCCGACACCTGCTCCGCAGCAGTCAACCCCGTCGCCGTATCAAACCCGTACTGGCGCCCAGTCGACGGGTCGATACCCTGAGCAGCCAACGTCGCCGTCTGTCCAGCATCCAACCCAGTCGCAGTGTTAAAGCCGTACGGAAGACCAGTAGCCGGATCGATCCCCACATCAAACTGGCGGATCTGCTCAGCCAACCTGTCAGTATCGACCGCCCGATCCAAACCGCCCTCACTGACAGTCAAAGCACGATCCAACGCAGCCTCACTGATACCAGTCGACAAGCCCGGAATATCCACCCCGGAAGCCAACCCGGCAGCAACAGCACGCGGATCCAAACCCAAGAACGGTGCCAAATCAGCGGCCTGCAACGCCTGCGAACGGGCATCATAATCGGCACCAATCCTGTCCGTCTCAGCGCCATAACCCAACTCGTTCGTACGGGACCGCAAATCCTGCTTGTACCCCCCGAAGATACCCTCACCCATAAACTTGCGGTCGGCATCAGCCATCTGAGAAACCAAACCCAGATCATCTAAATAGGCTCCACGCTCCTCAGCGCCCGCCATCGCAACAGCATCAGTCATATCCAACCTGTCACCAACCAACCCCGGGTTCACCCCGGCAGCCCGCAACTGCTCCTCCAAAGCCATACGGTCGTCGTACCGTTGCGCCCGCTGAGCATCACTCACATTGCGGAAATCGCTAGTAACAGCGTTCTGTGTGGAAAGAAAATCTTTCCACACGCGCTCAGTCTCAGTATCGTACAGTTCCTGCGCCGTCTTAATATCCAACAGACCACTGTTCAACATGCTTGTGATAGCGGTCTTGGTGTCGTCCAGTCTGGTTTGGGCGACATCGCGGGCGTTCTCACTTAACGTTTCAATAGTGCCTGCGGGGTCGCCCGGAGGAATGTAACCCGCTGGTGGAACATAGACGGGGTCATCCACAACAGTGTCATCCACAACGGTGTCATCTACGACGGTGTCATCTACGACGGTATCGTCACCGCCACCCATGTCGCACGCGCCGTTTACCCAAGTTCCCCCACCCTCAACACACAACTGCTGGGGAGTTTTAGCAACACCCTTGACTTTAATCTTGCCGTCCACCCACTCGTACTTGCTCGTGGCCGCAGGCTCTCCCAAACCTCCTTGACCATCCCGCAACATCGTTGCGGCGTCCTCGCTTAAAAACCCTGCAACGCTGCCATCCCCCATGGGATCCAGACCAAACTGGACACGAGCCTCGTCGCTACCCAACCCCTCCAACATCTTCAAATACTCGTTCGCATGCTGCTGCGGAGTCTTCTCCACAACAGGCAAATCATCTACTCCCGATGCTGCGTTGTTGGCGTCGTCAATAGCCTGCATCGCCGTAGCGTTTATATCACCCCACTGGTACTGTGACCCCGTCGGGGCAGCCGTAGTTGCATTCGCTGCGCCACCCGGCGACTGATCAGGGAGAATCTTAAACGCCGCAGTACCATCCGGCTTCAATGTAACTGTGCCGTTGCCATGGGGCTTCAGCATCGCCTCCACGATCTGGCGTTGTGCATCAAACCCCGGAGTCACCGTGGGAAGCGGCTTCGCTTCGGAGCCTTGCGCCACAGACGCAAAGAACCGCGCCAACTCAGGCGAAATAACATCCTTCGTTTTCGTGGGAGTCCCCTGAGAATAACGGTTATTACCTTGACCCGGATCGAAACCAAACCCACCCATTACGCCATAGCCTCCCGAATCTCAGCCGCCCTCGCAGCACGAGACTCAGCCACCCCCAAAACATCCTCAAACCGCGACCCCTGATAACCCCCATAATCACCCAAACGCTGTACCGCCAAATTGAACATAGCCTGCTCCAAAGCGCCCCCACGCTCCGCACGACGGCGATCATAATCCGCCCCCGCCTCCGCCAAAGCCAAATTGCGGATACCAGAATCCTGCAAACCACGACGAGCCATACCCGCCTCCAACTGGGGTACAGCCTTACTCCACTGCTTCGACATATCAAACTTGTCGCGGTTATACGACGTACGCGCCTGCTTCTGCCCCATAGAAGACTTAGCCAAAGCAGCAGCCAGACGCGACGAAGGAGAAGTCCCGTACGGATCCGCTATATTGTACTTTGGTGTCTGATACGGGTTGAACGCCATCAGCCGTAAACCTGACCTGCCAACAGCAACGTAGCCGTTTCCACATTCACATTCACAGTCACAGTACCCGACGCACCACCACCACTGATGGCTGTGCCAGCCGTCACACCCGTAATGTCACCAGTAGTAGGGGCCGTCCAAGTTAGCCCGCTCGCTGTAGTTGAATCGGCAGTAAGAACATACGTATTTATTCCCGCCGTCAACTTCGTCGCCGTATCGGCCCCTGTTCCAACGATCAGATCGCCCTTGGCGTCCGTGTCTACAGTAAGGGTCACGGCACCCGTTGAACCGCCACCCGCTAGACCCGACCCCGCCACGACATCCGTGATGTCGCCCGTCGAAACCTGATCTACGACCCTTTGAGAAATCCGATTCAAACCCATTGTTACGCTCCAAAGTACGTTACGAAGATTGTGGAACTAGAACCACCAACACGAATAAACCTGATGACCGACAAATCGTCATTCACCAACTCAGCCGTGCTGTACGGATTCAAGTAATGACCAACAGACGTAGTGGGCGTACCCCACCTCATCCTGATCGCCTCAGCACCATTCGTAATCATTGCCGCCACAGCACCAGCAGGGATGGAAGCCAACCCGATAGATGCGTCAGCGACAGTCAAGGACTCGTCGCCCAGTTTGCTCCCCATCTCTGAGGCTGCCTGCCTAATAGCCATAACTGCTCCTAACCGCCAAGCGCGGTTACTCGCGCTTCCAAATCGTCCAACTTCTCTTGAATCTTCCGCAACTCGTACTCAATGGGGCGAGCATTAGCGCCCTGCATCCGACGAGTAGGTTTGTACACGACCGTCATCATTCCTCCCAGAAAGACTGCTCGTCCTGCATCAACAACACGCCCACAGAGGAAGCCACTCCAGCGATCAGTTCCTCCATTGCGTCCACACGGCTACACAGGTCTTCCATCGCTGCCAACCGTGTTTCTAAATCCCGAATGTCTTCCGAAACATCTTCCACTCGCGCATAAGCGTGCATATCCATCGAATCTTCAATGGATTCAACCGACTCTTCGAGGCGGTCGATGCGTGACACTGTGCGTGCAGACGACCATGTGATTGTTCCTGCGATGACCGCTACGGACAGGATGAGCCCGACCGCGATGGTCGGTATCTTTACCTGTCGGATGTCGGTCGGCTCGTTCATCACTCAGCAGCGAGCCTTGCCGCCTCAGCAGCATCCCAAGCAGCCTGTGTTGGTGGGTCCATCGGCCACACAACCTCAGACACACGCGAATACGTCGCAGGTAGATCCCGCAACGACTGGCGGTACGCAGCCCACTCCTCAGCGGTGTGGTCACCTAACGCGGCGTCAGCCAACTGTGTCCAGTCTGCTGCTGCCAGCATCCCGTTGCGTTGCGATCTGACCATGTTCATGTCCAGATCGGCAGCCTCAGCCCGCGCATCCAGTTCCGCTTCTTCTTCCGCGGTCAGGTCGTAGTAGACCCCGTTGACAACCTTCTGTCTTGCCATTTCTATGCTCCTGTTACTCCGTAGAGGGTGAACGATGAATACTGCATCAGGTCGCCGTTTTGCGGGTCGATAGTGATTGAGGTGATCGCAGCGGTGCTAGACCACAACCCCGCCCCTATGCCCATTGTCCAATAACCGTTTGTGGTGGTAGCCCCTTCGGTGACGAACCCTGCTACTACCTGCTTGAAGTTCGCCGTGTTCGCATAGTTCGGAATCCAAATGCTTGCGTTACCGAAGGTGTCAGCAGTTGACCCATCGGCGTTTATGAGAAGAACGCGATCCAAACCATCAGCACCCGACGTTCGCCACGACCCTGCGGAAGCCTGCCCATAGACTCCCGTTGACGAATAGTTGGTACCCGTATCGCCGTTGAACTGGACATCCACATAGTCGTACCAGTTGCTTGTACCCAGCGAGGAGCGGGCCGAGATGGTCAAATACAGGTGGTCGTAGGACGACGGGATGGTTGCCGAAGTCCATGACGCTGCAGCGCCTGTGAGTTCTTCGTGGTCGATAACAGTGAAAGCAGCCATCAGGAACTATTCAATCCGTAGAGGGTGAACTCAGAACCACGCAGAAAGTTGCTGCCACCAGACTGGTCTATCAGGATCGTGTGTACCGCTGCGGTGTCATCCCACAGGCCCGAATCCACCGAAACGAGGTTGGCCTCGTCCCCAATCCCTGAGAGTATTAAACAGGTCGTGTTCTTGTTCGTGTTCGCATAGTCCAAGATGTCCCACACCACCCCCCCGAAGAGGGTGGCAAGGACGGCGTTCGCCCATCTCCCCGCATACATTTCAGAGTTCCCCGTAACGGCTTGGCCCAATGTGGTTGTGTCGTATCCCATCATTCGGTGAGCGGAGTAGTTGGACCCCGTATCACCGTTGAATCGAATCGCACCGTAAGACGGCTGGGAAGCATGGGTGTAGTCAGTTTTGGCGTTGATGCGGAGTTGCAGATGCTCGTACGTCGCAGGAATAGACGAGAACGTCACCGACGTAGCATTAGCCTCCAAATACGTTGTGGCGATTGCTTCGATCACAGCCATCAGGCCACCATCCTTGGGAGGATGCCGAACAGGTCGATGCGGGTGCCGATAGCGAAAGTTTCACCTGACCCGATCATGTCGATTTCGGAGATCGGTGCTTGTGACTTCCAAGTAGTCGCACTCAACCATGCTTGCCCGTTGCCGTCCATGTCGTTTGCGCTCTGGCTCACACTTGACTTGTATTTGCCGCTGTTGATGTCGAACAGATGAGACACGGTGGCTGAGAAAACATTGGCGGTGTCACCGTTTCTGGGGGCGTAACCCAGATAAGCGGAGGTCGTAGTGCTTGCGTTCGGGAACAACGAAGGGGATGCCCCGTCGCAGTAGAAGATTTGATATGCGTAGTTGCTGGCGGTGTCGTTGTTGTATTGAGCGGCCAGATAGTCCCCGTAAGTGGCCCCAGTGGAGTACCGCACATACGAGATAATGACCAGATCCATGTATTGCGACCAGTCTCCGACCTGACCGTCATCGGTGGATGTGAACGTGATCTCCGAAGCAGTACCCGTCAGCGTCGTGGACGCCAAAGCGACCCATGCCTCACCGTCCGTGAGAACACCATCAACGATGTATGCGGGATCAGCCATTAGACCGCATACCTGATGATGACAATGCCCGCAGCACCGCCGCCCGCCTGTCCACCAACGCTACCGTCGCCCCCCTTGCCGCCACCGCCGCCGCCCGTATTCGGAACGCCGCTGTGGGCAGGCTCTGTTGTTCTTGTTGCATCGCCGCCGCCACCCTGACCGCCGCCTTGTCGGTCGGTTCCTGAGCCGCCCCCGCCACCCGCATAAGTCGGTGTCGTTGCGGTAATCCCATAACCTGCGGCACCAGCACCGCCGTCGCCTCCGTACTGGTTAGTCCCGCCGCCGTCGCTGCCCACACCCCCAGCGCCACCGCCTCCCCCAGCGGATTCTTTCGACACGTTATCGCCGCCGAGGCCACCGTCGTATCCTTGACGGGGCGGTCCTGCAACACCAGCCCCGCCAGCGTGTGTGGAATCTGCGGGACCGTTTGTGCCCCCGCCCCCGCCTGAACCGCCAGCCCCACCCGCATCGTAATCATGTCCACGACCACCACCCGTGCAGGTCACTCCTAAAGCGGAACTGTTAGAACCCGCAACACCCGCAGCGTCGTCACCGCCCGCTCCACCCGCACCAACAGTGATGGTGTACGGGCTGGAAGCCACATCGACGGTAACAGCCGTACTTGTCAACAGGCCCCCAGCGCCGCCGCCACCAGCGTTGTAGGTGGCTGAGGCACGCCCGCCTCCACCGCCGCCGCCTGCGACAATCAGATAATCGACATCAGCCGAACCGCTGGCAACATAGAACTTGCCTGAACCACGGAACGTATGAACCCGATACGTCGTACCAGAATCCTCATACTGCGTGATGATCCCACCGAACGCCGTCATAGGCGCAGCACCACCGAACAGGCCACCATTTAGCCAAGTAGACGTAGCCGTCGAAGGCCACGCCTTAGGCGTACTCCTGTTCCCCCGCCAGTTAGAAACAGCGGTGGACGGGTTCGTCCGGTCCTGACGGAACATCTATCAGGCGGTGATCTGGTTGACGTAGCCGTGAAGCGTGATGACGTTCGTCGTTCCAGCGAACGCCTTGACGATCAGCGCCGTCGAAGCGTTCCCCTTCAAGAGCAGCCCGGGCGCGACCAGAACCAGCCCGGCCTCCGTACCGATCGTCACTTCGATCAGATCGTTCGGCGACGTTGTGCCACCCCACTCCAATGTCAACTTGACATCAGCCGAGTGAGTGTTCATCGCGTACAACCAAATCTCGTCATACGTCGTCGCGGTGCCTGACCCGGTGTGGATCGTGGTCCCGGCGCTGCTGGTCGCAGCGACAAGCACCGCCCGCCCGTCCGTTGACCCTGACAGTTTGGTCTTTGCAAATGTTGCCATGTTGTTCTCCTAACCAGAGAATACTTGTCCGGCGAGAACGATGTTTGCATCCGTCCACGCTGTTGCTGGTGCGCTGTCTAAAGTGAGTGTCCCGATCGTAGCCGTATCGGTCACGGACAGATTGCCGTCATCGACTACGAGGGCATCCTGTCCGTCGGTGCCAGTAATGGTGAGAGATTCTGCACTTGAGTCCCAAACGCATTTATCTCCCGCCGTGTCTGAGAAAAGCGTTACGTCAACTCCCGACCCGTCAGAGCCGAAGGCCACAGCGGCGTCGATAGCGAGGTTCAACGTGGCTGCCCCGCTCGTCGCACCGCCCGACAGGTTCGTTCCCGCCACGACCGAAGTGATGTCACCCGCTGACACGACATCGGAGATCAACGCCTTCTTCGTAGCGTTGGAATCGTCAACGTCTGAGATCAGCATGTAGTCCGAGGTCGTCGCCGTCGCTGAGGTCGCCCCGTTCACATCCACGTTCACCGTGACCGTGCCCGAAGTCCCACCACCCGACAAGGCCGTACCCGCCGTGACACCTGTGATGTCTCCGGCGAGATCAACCGCAACCCAAGAGGAACCGTTGTAATACGACAACGTGTCAGCCGGAGTCGTCGTCGTGTACGCGAACATTCCATCGCTGGGGCTGGTCAGCGCAGCGTCACGGGCCGTAGCCGTAGCGAACACCATGATGCTCTGTTGCATGACGTAGGTGTTCAGGTCCGATGCCGTTAGGACATCGCCTGTGCTCCATGTCTTGAAGCCTGCTCCGGCCATTAGTGCCTCCTGTCGGCTGAGACTATCATCAGTACGAAAGCGCCGAGGTGCCTAGCACCCCTGAGGTCGCGCTGTCCAAGATGAACCCATCAAGGATCTTCTCTGCGGTCTGGAACGTCGTTTTCCACGACGACGGGGTGATCGTATGTTCGATGCCCTGAACGGACAGGGTGCGGGTCACCGTGCCGCCGCCCGGCTGCGTTCGGGTGACCTGAATCGGGTCGAACAGTTCGGTGTCCAACGCGGCGATCACCCGTGCGCTCGTGTCCTGATAGGCGTCAATCGTGATACTGCCGATGCGAAGTTCGGGGTCTTTGCGCTCGTTCAGGATCGCCTTGGCTTGAAGTAACGCATCTGCGTCGGAGTCCATGAGTAGCCCGGTGCGGGACAGGTCACGAAGGAAGAACGAGTTGATCGAATCCGTGTCGCTGACATTCTGGGCGCTGCCCCCGGTGCGCTGAACCGTGACATCGTTAGCGAGGATCGTGTCGTCAATGTCGAAGTCGATTGACTCGTAGTAGATCCCCGACCCGGTGTCTACATACACCGTCGGTGACGCAGCGTGCGCTTTCACGATCGCGTTGCGGTCCATGAACTTGAGGACACCGTTCGTCTTGGTGAAGAACGCCCCCAACTCCGTGTCGGTGATTGTCTGGCACGCCGTCAACGTGTCGCGTGTCGTACCGGGGTCCGCTTGACAGGTTGTGAGGCCCGTTGAGAAGTCTCGGCTGGATGTCGGCCAACTGATCTCGTCCAGTATCTCCCCGAGCCGAATGCCGGTCGTGTCGCCCGCCGATGACCCGGCCACGTTCGTCACGTTCGTCAGGTTCAGGATGCGGAACGCATCGGTCGCTACGAGGGTCACGAACGCAGCGTTCTCACCGGGCGTGTATGTGTAGTCCCACTCGTCAATGAACCCCGAGTAAAGCGTGTAAAGCGTCCCCGAGTAGGTGGCGGTGACTTTCAACTGGCGCATCGGGAGGATCTTGTCGGCGTAGGTGCCGTTGTCAGGATCAAAGACCCCCGTTGTGTCCGTGAACGTCACCGTCGAACGGCCTGCCTCATGGCGGTCAAGGATTCGATCTCTGCCTCTAGCAATGTTCACCGTGTTCACGAGGCTCGTGATGTCCACCGGGAGGGTCGCCGCATCCGACAGAACACCCGTACCCAACGGAGACGCAGCGTCACCAAGCACAAGGTCAACACCGAACGACGGCGACGCCGTGAACCGAACCGACACAGCCAGCGTCGCAGCAGCAGCCATTACAACACCACCGCCCTACCGGCCTGCTGCGACCTGAGAAGCCCCCGTCGGATCGACTCCACAAGGTCACGTTCCGACGCCACCGACCCTTCGACGTTGACAGTGATGTACGTCGCACCGCCACGCGGTGAGATCGTTTCTCCGGCGTGGACGTTGACCAGACCGGCGCTCTTGACGAAGCCACCCTTGGCAGCAGAAGGGACGCCGAACATATCTTCCAAAATCTTGGCCGCATCATCCGCACCCAACTCCCCAGCGCCAAAAGCCGAGAAGGCACCAACCCCCAACGCAACCTCATTGACGGCGTTGAGGATGGCGTTCTTCCCGATGGCGTCTTGACCGGCGTAGTGGGCCGACTGCTGGATGTCGGAGAACCAGTCTCGGTACTCCTTGGGCTGCTGGCTAAGTGTGTTCAACCATTCGGATTCCAGACCGATACCACCCTGCGAAGGCCCAGCAAAGTTAGTCGTTCCACCACCACCCGTAGCACCACCACCACCACCGGTAGTGCCACCGCCTGCGGTGGCTGCGTCGTTGATCTTGTCTTTGAGGTCGGCGAAAGCGCCGCCTGCGTCATAGATCAGGTCGGTCAACTCACGCCAAAGGTCGTTCTGCGCTGACTGTGCTGCGTTGACTTCATCTTGGACACGCTGCAACCGAACCTCAGCGTATTCCTGCTGCTGGGTTGCCGCTTCCAGAGCCGACTGCGCTTCCGTTTGCCGTGCCAGAGCGGCGGTCTTCTCTTCCTCAGCGTCCGTCAACGCCTTCGTGATCTGCGCCCTTTCCGTATCCAGCGCAGCGGATTCCTCACCCAACTTGAGGAGGTCATCTTCCAACCCTGCCTCAACCACCCTGATGCGGTTCAGTTCCTTCGTTCGGGCAGACTCAAAGTCTGTCGCCTCAGCCTCAGCCAACTTCGCCAACCGCAGATCCTCGGTAGCGATCGCCAACTTGAGGCTGATGTTCTCCTGTTCCTTCTGCAACACCGCGGCCTCGGTACGCACCTCGTTGAGTGCCCTCTGCGCGGCTCGTAGTTCGTCAGATCCGCTGCGGGCCTCAGCCATCGCCCGGTCGTAGTCCTGCGTCGCCGACATGAGAGCAAGGACATCGACTTCGCCGTCCTCGTACTCCTGTTCGACCTTCCGCAACTGGGCTTCCAACCGTTGCAGCGTTTTGGCTTCCCTGACAGTCAGGTCCATCAACCCGGCGTCCTCACCAGAGATGAGGTTCATGTCGATAAGCGCCTGCTCAACATCGTTGATGGCTGCCTGCTGTGTCTGCAACGCAGCGACGTTCGCTTCGGCGCTCGTTACGTCAACTACCGCGTCGCGGGTGCCTTCCAGTTCCTTGACCTTTTCGGCCAGTGTGATCGTCGCCAGTTTCGCTTTGTTGAGGTTGTGGGCCAGCGACGCCGCGAACTCTGTGTTGTCCAACGCGTACTTGGCACGTTCCGCATCCAACGCGGTGATCTCCGCGGTGACATCGGCTATCTCATCAACAATGGCTAGTTGCCGGGCGACAATCTCAACGTCGCGGGCATCAAGGGCGGCGATCTCTTCCTTGAGACGCAACTGGTCGCTGATCGCTTCGTCACGGTCCCGTTCAGCGTCGGCGATGTGACGAACAGTGTCAGCGACATCTTGGTGGGCGTCACGCAGGTCGTTGGCGAGTCGCAGGGCGTCACGTTCAAGGTCGGCTTGTTCCTGCAACAAGCGGATACGTTCATTTTCGGCGTCGATCACAGCCTGAGCCGCGTCGGCTACCCCCTTGCGGTAAGTGGCCTCCCTTGCTGTTTCTCTCCCCGCCTTGAAGTCAGCCCCCATCGAATACAACTTGGCGTCACCCGCATCCGAGTACGCCTGAGCAACCCCACGCACCTCGGCTGCTTCTGCCGCTGCCGCTTCGGCAGCCTCAGTCATTCCCGAAGCCAGCATCGTGACGACGCCAACCGCCCGCTGCCGAACCACGTTCGCTTCACGGGTGGCAAGAACGTCGTCCCAAGTCCGTTCGGTTTCTTCCTCTACAGCAGCAGCCACCCCCAACCCGGCTTCACGCAACCGGTTTTCCACACCAACAGCCTGATCCTGAGCAGCGGCGAGTTCTTCCGTGATTGCTGTCAGTCGCGCCTGCCGCGTCTCCAACGACCGGGTGTAAGCGATCACCATTTCCAACGCCTCTGCGTGCTTGCCCTCAGCAACAAGGTTGTCAACGGTTGCCCTCTGGCCTGCGTTCAGGGCGTCCGAGTAAGCAAGCACATTCGCGGCGCTCTCGAAGTATTGCTCGGCAGTCTTCTCCTGAGCCGCCCGATCGTCGTCGTAGGCGTCAGCGGTCTTATCCAACGAAATCAGGATGTTCTTGAGACCTTGGTTGGAAAGTTTGCCCTGTCGCATCGCTTCGATTACTGCGTCGGTGTCTTCACCTAGGACATCCCGGTGGGCTTCCAAAACCCTGATGTTGTTTTCCTCATGGCCCTTCATGGTGACGATCGACCCGGCGAGGTCTTGGTAGGCGTCGGACCCTGCCGCGGTCATCGCGTTGTGGTGTTCCATGTCGGTGATGTAGGTATCGAAGACGGCTTTGACATCCCGACCGATGAGTTCCTGCATCAACACCATGCGCCCGTTGAACTGCTCAACCTCTTCGTCGGCGTCTCCGGTTACGTCAGCGAGTGCTTTGAGGCGTGCCGTCAACTCGTCAACATCGGTGGTGAGGATCGTGGATGCTTCACCCGTGTCGATCATTTCTTCGCGCAGCAACTTCATGCGGTCCTGATCGCGTTGCGCTTCCTCACGGTTCGCTTTCAACGCCAAGAACAAGCCGCCACCGATAATCGCTGCCGCCCCAACAGCGGCAAACCCGAGGCCACCTGTAGACATCCCCAGTTTCGCAGCGAGCGTGCCAATGCCCTTCGCCATGCCGCCGCCGCCGGTAATCATCCCGGTGACACCATCACCAACCTTCTTCAACGCCCCAAGGCCACGGGCGACGCTGCCGATCCCTATGAGCGCCGGGCCAGCAGCCGCGGCTATCCCCGTAAGGGCAATCACCATCTTCTGCATGAACGGCGACAGGTTGTTGAACTTGTCAGCGAGATCCTTGATGAACGCAGCCAACTTCTGGATCAACGGAACGACTATCGGGATCAACTTCTGCCCGAGGTCGATCATCACGATTTTCAGGTCGTTCATCGCCTGTTGCATCTTGAACCCGGCGGTGTCCTCAACCGCTGCCATGCCCCGATTCAACGTCCCCGCCGAACGGGTCATCTCGTCCATGACACCAGCAGCCTCAGCAGCAGCCGTCCCGGTCAACTGGAGCGCACCCGCTAACGCCTCGGAGTCCTCAAAGACGGCCCCCATTTCCTTGCCGTTGGCTTCCAACTGGGTACGCATATCCATCAGAGCGCCCAACAGGTCTTCATCGGCTGCCGACCGGAGGTCTTCGACACTCAGGCCGACATCTTCAAGCGTTTGGCGTGCCATCTGAGACGGCTTGATGAGGGTACGAAGGATGCCCCGCAACGAACTCGTTGACTGCGAAGCGTTACCTGACGCTCTGGTCAGGAAAGCCAACCCGCCACCAACCTGATCGAACGAGATACCCAACTCGGCTGCCATCGGGATCAAGCGACCAAACTGTGGGGCGAGGTCTTCGGCAGATGCCTTGCCCTGCTCAACGGTCTTGGCGAGAACGTCGGTGGCTTCGGCTGCGGAGATGTTCGCCGCCCCGTAGCCGTTGATAGCGTTCGTGACCGCATCAGCGATCACCTCGGCGTCGCCCATCCCGATCGCTGCGGCTTTCGCTGAGGCTTCCAACGCCTCAACTGCGGTTGCCCCCCGGAGGCCAGCCGAAGTGATGAAGAACATTGCGTCGGCAAGTTCCCTCGGTGCCTGCGCTGTTTCCCCCGCCAACCGCAGGACATCTTGCTCAAAGCCCTTGACGGTCTCAGCGGACAAGCCGACCATGCTTTGGATCTTCGTCATCGAAGTCTCAAAGTCGGACGCTGCTTTGATGGCCCCCGCTGCCGCGCCCGCAATGGGCATCGTCAACGCCATCGTCATCTTCGTTCCGGCCTTCTGGGCCGACGTACCAAACTTGGTGAGTTTGGACTCAGATTCTTTCAGCGCGGAACTAAAGTTCTTCGCGTCAAGGCGAAGGCTGGCTACGAGTTCAGCAACCTTCGTCCCTGCCATGCCTCTACCGCCTCACTCTGGATCGGTTGCTCGCCATCTGGCGGCTCTGCTTCGATTCTTCCGCTTCGATCTGAACCAACGCGACCCATTCCGTCATCTCAGCCGACGACATGCGATCTAGGAGTTCGCCTACCGTCATGCTGAGTTCACGGGCTAGTCGGAAGTAGAAGCGTCGCTCAGGGTTGAGTCGTCCACGGCTGTCGGGGAAGCCGAGGAATCTTTTCCCGCTTCGTCCACCGCCGTTTCTGACAATCCTGACGCCGCCATACAAGCGTTGGCTAGGTCATTGACGATTCGTGCGTTGCGCTCAAACAGCCACTCTTGGTCGCCTTCCTCAAAGACCAGTTCACCGGATTCCGGGTCGTAACAGGTCTGAGAGATGACATGCCACCACATGCCTTCGATCCGGTCAGGATCGTTGACGTTGGTGGAACCATCAGGGTTGGCAATCTCCGCGACAAACCGGGCGCGTGCCCGTGCGGTGATCGAACGAATCTCAACGGTGACACCCCACTCAGGGATCTCATAATCTTCGGTGCTGCTGTCGTCAGCAGCCTGAATCTTCTCGCTCAACTTGGACACGATGGTCACTCCTCTTGTTGTGGGTTATTGCTTAGAACGTGGTGCGGGTTACCCCACCTGTGCATTGCAGGTCGATGCTGTATGTCACAACGTCGCCGACCGGGTTGCTGACGGAGTAGTTGGTGAGAATACATTCGCCCGTGTATTTGACGTAGCCGGAAGTGCTGCCCGCCGGGCCAAAGATGAACGTCCGGGTCGCAGGCTCCGTGCCGATGATGTAACCGTCAATGGTTGCATCCCACAGGCCGCTCACCGAAATCGTCGCATCGCGAAGACCAACGATGTACGACTTGGAGGTCGAACCGAAAGCCGTCGTTTCGGCTGTGTCGATCGTTTCGGGAAAGTCAACACTGGTGAGAGTGTCAGAAATGTCGCGGCTGGTACCACCTGTGTCGTCAAGCGAGAAGTTGGTTGCCTTGCCGTGTACGAAGGTTGGCATTGTTTGGTCCTCCTAGAACCTAGCGAAACTCACCATGAAGGTGATTGAACCGGATGACCCGGCACTGGTAGCGGTCGCTCGGACGTACCGGTTCACGGTCCCCGAGCAAACCACCATCTCCGATGTCTTGGCTCCTGCCCCGACAGCGGTGAATGAGATGAGATCGGCAGCCGACCCAAAGTCAGAAGCCGAATCATGTTGAACTTTGATAGTTGTGACGCCCCCGCCGACGCTGTTGACGGGAACGTGGAGCAGCGCGGCCCCGCCTGCGGTAGAGGCTGCCGAGCCGTCCACACCGGTCAACGCACCAAGGGCGTTGTAGTCGATCGACGTAGCCGTGGTCAACTGAACGCCTGCGGTGATCCCGTAGGTCATCGTCCCCAGCGTTCCAGAGTTGCTGGTGCCTTGAAAGTCGGCGGTGACCGTCGATACGTCTGCGACCGGGTTAGAGATCGCGTAGTTGGTTTCGTGAGTTCTGGCGATCGTGGCCCGGTTGCCGATCGTCCCGCCAGCCTCAGCAATCGTGATATTCGGTGCGGTCGCTGAACCGAGGATCGCTTGGAGTTCTTCATCAGAGCCGTCGGTGTCAGCGGTCCACATCCCGCTCATTGAAAGTGTGCCGTCGGCCAACCCCAAAATGTACGCCTTTGAGGAATCGCCAAACGAAGTCACCTCCGCTGTCTCGTTCGTGAGCGTCACATCAGCGGTGTTGAAGTACGGCGTCATCACGAACTCGTCCAGATAAACGTCGGTGCCTTTCCCATGTACGAACGTGGGCATTTACTTACCTCCCGATTTCTTGGGGGTGGGTTCTTTTTCGGCGGGTTCTTCCTCGTAAGCCTCGTTGACATCCGGGGTATCCGGGTCGTCGGCTACGAAATGGCCGTTGTCATCGCGAGCGCGCTTCTTGAACGTGGATTCAAGTTCAAGGTACCCGGCACCGATACGCCAGTCTTTCTTGCCAGCAGCGATGTCTACGACATCACCCGGCTCGTACCGTGTGCCAGCGACTTCGATGCCGCTGGTACCGGACTCGCCGCCGGTCACAACATACTTGGGCACGGTGCCTCCTCCGTAGGGGCGTGAACCGATGATCCCAAAAGGGCACCGGGCCACGTTCCGGCCACAAAGGGCACTTGTGTCGTTTGGTCGAACCCTAGCACTACGCCCCCTGATCGCCTGTCATCTGACGGGCAGCGACAAGACGTTTAGCGGCAGCGTCGCTGAACGGTCGTTCGGTAGCCGCAGGAGGGGCCGACTCGTTGCGGCACTTGCAGCGAGAACACTTGATCGTCCACGGTGCCGTCACCCGTTCGGCCAGCAACCGTCCACAGTTCCCGCACCGGACCTTGAGGCGCGTTACCCGCTTCGCTTCTGGTACGAACTGCTCGGCATAGGCGTCGTCGTTCATCAGGCATCTACGAGATCGTCTTCTGGCAGGTGAAGTTGATGGAGAACACCGCCCGGTCCTGACTGTCCCGCATGATCGGGAACGGCGACTGGATCGCTTGGATGCGTTCATACCGGGTGGAGGACAGGTCTTCGTTCGTGACAAGGTTCATCTTGTCGAACACATCCTTTGCCAGAGCACGGCCCGTCGAATACGACGACGCCCGGATCAGGGTTTGGACGTTGGGTTGTTCAATGACCGGAGCCGAGTTGTTCGACATGGTGTTGATCGGACCCTGACCGCCGGTTTCCTGAACGGAGACACAGGTGTCGGGGTCGTCGGGGAGGCGACCAAGGAACAGGTTGGTGCCGAGCGTCAATGTTACGTTTGTGACATTTGCTGCGAGGTAGGTGCCGACCTCATCCAGCACGCTCATCGGAGGTCACCTTGGATCTCTCGCATGAGTCGCCGCTCCATGCCTTGGGCAGCCATGAAGAACGGGAACTCCAAGAACTTGCCTTGCCCGGACTTCTGGTAATACTTCTTCTCCACCGGGTTCCACGCCAACCCCCGGTTCGTTGGAACGCCCGCTGTTTCGTGGACCTCTTTCGCATACGGCGTGTCGGCGTCTCCGACTGTCACAGCCGTTTCGTACACTCCCCCCACCGGGTTCGTCATGGGAGGAACCGTCGGTTCCTGCGCCACCGTGGACCTGAGGTAGCCGGTAGCGACCGGCACCAACCCGGTGACCGCTGTCTCCAACCGGTTGGCTTCCGTCCAGATCGCCCGCGCTGCCGTCTTCGGCAGGTTCTCAATGTCCTTGACCTTCTTGAAGAAGTCGCTCATGTCCAGATCGAACGAAGCGTTCTTAGCCACGGGTGTTCCTTCCGCAGAACACGACGACGCACTGTTGGCCGAAGTTGTCGGTGCGGCGCTCCACCTTGATGATCGGGCGTACCGCTGAGATCGGAGCGGGAAGGGTGATCTCGTCTTCCGGGTTGATGTTCAGCGAATCATCAGGGATGAACACCTTGTATTCGGCGATGCGTTCCTCGTTCTCGTTGCGGATCACATCATCGGACTTCTCCACATAGGCCGAATACGAAGTGGTGGCCCCCGTGAACGCCCGTTCGCCATAGTTGTTGAGCGACGAAGTAGTACGAATCGCCACCGTGTCTGGCGTCATGTCGTTCTTGATGTCGGTCATAAACTGGATACTGGAAGCGGTCATCAGTCCGCACCCGGCCAAAACTGGATCGTGCCAGTCGTAGTACCCCTGTCGTCAAACTGTCTCTGCCAGAACAACGGTTGCACCATGTCGGAGTTGCCACGGTCGATGTCCTTGTCAGAAATCGTCATGCCACCAAGGTACGGGGTAGGGACCAACCCCTCCCGTGATGCCAGTTCCTTCAACTCGGTGGCTTGATCCCGGTAGCCCTTCGCCTTCTGGCTCATATCGACCCGAAGATCACCGACCGCTTTGTCGGCCATGCGTGAGAACTTTGATGCGATCGTCAGACAGCACCGGTACGAAGCGTCGTACAAACCGGTTGTGGCCGTATCCGACCCTGTGACCTGATTGTTGACCCACGCGATCTCTTCGTCACTCACCAACTGGTCAGTCGTGTCGGTGTCGCCGATCAGAAATCGGATGGCGTCACGGGCGTTTGCTGACGGGTCACCGCTGTAAGTCCAAGTCATTTCGTGCCCCTAACTGGCTAAGGCCGGGAGCCGGTGTTAGCCGACCCCCGGCCTTCTAGCCGTTCTTGCTCAACAGGTGAGGGTCTAGGCCACGCAGTTTGAGAAGAAGTAACCCAGAGGCGATGAGACGACCTTGAAGTCCCATGCGCTCTGAATCTCAATGCGGTCGGCCCGCAGGTGATCCATGCGGAACCTGCTGACTGCGGTGCTCGTACCCAGACCGCCACCAACTCCGTTCCAAACGAAGTTGTACCCGGCGCTTGGGGTCATCAGACCTGCGCTCGGGGCGACGTAGGCAAGGAGGGCGTCCTTGTCACCGATCTGCGCGTAGGAGTCAGTTGCCCCCTCCGCAGCGGAATCGTAGACGCCTGCCATGACGAGGACACGATCGACACCAAGTACCTTGGCGATCAAGTCCGTGTTGATGGACTCTGCGCTGGTGTATTTGTACCTGTCCACGATGTCGCTGTGGTTACGCAGAATAGAGAAGACTGCGTAAGACACGATCAACGTGTTCGCGATGTAGCCGGTGTTCGTCAGGATCGTGTTGATCCCGGCCTGAACGTCTGCGATCGGAGTCGAACCCGAAGCACTCCAAAGAGTGCTAGGGGTGCTGTCCGTTCCCCAAACGCTGGTTGTGAACGCCGACGAGGCCCAATCCCGCTCCTGACGAATCAGCATTTGCTGAGACAGGAACCGGGTTGCATCCATGTCGGGGTTCAGTGGGCTGTCAGAGTTCTCACGAACCTGATCGCCGATGTCCTTGTGCAACGCGTAGACCGACGTTGAATAGGACGCCGTGCTCAGGCCGTATCCGCTACCCGCCGACTCCGTTCCATCGGCACGCCGCTGAACAGCGTCCCGCATGAAATCGGACTGGGTGTATTGGAAGTAGAGGTCTGACTGCTTGTTGACAGGTACCGTCGGAAAGGCGTTCGGTGCAACGAAGGCGTAAGCCTCCTGCATGTACGCAACCGACATATTGGTTAGCACGCTGTCAACGTGTACGTCATTTCTGGTTGGCTGTGGCATTGGTCAGTCCTTCCTACTTCGCACGGCCGTTGGTGACGTTGAGAATCATCTCAGTCGTCTCGCCAGCAGAAGCAGCACCGAGACACTGACCCATCATGTAGACGGTCGTGTCGGTGCCGGGAGAGATTGCGTCAGCCTGAGCGTCAGCAGAAGTCCCGATGAAGTTACCGGCAGCGAGTGTGCCGTCGGCAACAACCTTGGAAACTCCCGAGACGGCGACAATCGCCGACTCCCCGCTCTCTGGGGCGTTCTGGAGGATGCCGATTGGAGCGTTCGTGATAGCCGTAGCCACGTTCACCGTGCTGGCCGAAGCCAGAACGACGAAGTGGTACTGCTTGGACGAAAGATCCGCGGCAGCCGTGAGAGTCCCTATGGTGACTAATCCGGTTTCGTAAGCCATCAGGCGTTCCCCGTTTCAACTCGGTGCTGGTGGTACAGGCCGGGGTTAGCAACCGTGACACTCTGGAGGGCATCGGTGTACGACGTAAACTGACCGTCGCTTACCGCTGCCTTCGCCAACGAGTCGATCTGCTCCCAAGCCGAATCGGTGGCCGGTTCGCCATCCGTTCCAATCTGAGCCATTGTGATGTTCTCCGAAAGGAGAGCATTTGCCGCGTCAAGAACCTTCTCAACGGCGGCAGCCTCGTTCGGGGAATCGTGACGCAACGACACCAGAGTCTTGGTGAACTCTTCGGTCATCTGCGGGAGATACGACCAACCGCTCACACGGTCGGTGGCCTTCTCCACGGCCCTTTCATGCTGGAGTGCCTTCGCCAGAGACTCAGCATCGGTGGCCCGCTTGCGTAGATCGTCGATCTGCTTCGTGATCGCTTCGGGAACGGTGTCATCGACGGACGCCATTACAGGCTCCCGCTCAACAGCGTCCACGGAGGTTTCGCTCGCATCGACAGTCTCCGGCTCGGTGGCCTCGGATGCCTCATCAGTGGTTTCGGGCTGCTCCACGCTGGTCTCTTCGCTCACGGTTATTCCTCCCGTGTCGTCGGTTGAGTCAACATCTGACATTAGCGAATCTGCTTCGTCCAGAACTTCGTCAAGGCTCTTCATCAGAAGCCACCCCTCGTGGAGATGGGCCGGATGGTCAACACCCGACGCTTCGATGATTTCTAGGTCTGTCAGTTTTTTCGCCATAATGCAGAAAGGCCACACCCTTTTCAGATGTGGCCCGTGGGCTTGCCTCTATTTTCCAGACCGTGGGTTCACGGCCTAGTCGGAACCATAGCACTTCCCTCTGGTGTAACAACGGTTACGACTTCTACCGGTTGAGGGCCACCGTTGAGCACGATGGTCGGGCGTTTGCGTACCGCACCCCGGTTGGCATACAACCGGACCTCAACCTGACCATCGAACGATGCGACAAGAGCCGCTATGCGAGCGAGTTGCTGCTCCCACGAGTCAATGACTGGATGGCTCACACCAAAGCCGGTTCGCCCAAGGCGGCTTCCATGCGTCGGGCGCTGCCACCGATCGAATACCCGCGGAGGTCGCCGTTCTGGACTAGATCCCACGCCCACGGTTCCCAGATGACACCCATGAACGGGGTGTTGGCAGGGAAGTCGAACGCTCTGTCGTCTTCGCCGGGGAGGCTCATCGCTGCGGTGATCGGGAACGGCCAAGTCAGGAGTTCAACGAACTCTCCGGCTTTCGTATCGGAGTGCTGGAGGTAGATGGACCGGTCGTCCTTCTTCATCCACCCCCACAACGCTTGCTGCAATGTGTCGTCGTCAGTGAACTCACCGTGGGCGTCCAACACACCGGGGACGTAAACCGGGCCGAGGGTGTACCGCTTCGCGTCGGCCTTCTCCACAACCATTGTCCCCGACTTGGAAATGCGGGTTTGGATCTCGGCACGAACGAACTGGCGCATCGCTTCGACGTTCGGCGTGTTGCCCATCATGTCAAAGCCGTTCATCCACTGGGTCAACTGGCTCAACGACGCACGGCTCACGCGCTGCAACGAGATTTCGGCGTCTCGGCGGTACTCGCGACGACGCTTGCCCTTGCCCTGCTCCACGTTGGCGTAGGTGCCGCCCGGCGTGAAGTTCAGTTCGTCGTCCACGACCTCCATGCCGAGCATGTCAAGCATGATCTCCTGCTTGGCGTGGATGAGTTCCATCAACGGGCCAAGCAACGGTTCGCACTCTGGGCTGTCCAGCATCGTGCGGTACGCCATCAACAGGAGAGTCATGGCGTCCTGCTCGTAGCCGCCACCGCCGTGGTCCTTGTCCATGATGCGCTTCCCTACCTCGTCGGCTGGAGTGTGAGTCGTTGTGCGGCTGGCGAGCAAAACCCGCGGGGCATCGGAGCGTTCCATCTCTGGGTGCATGTCCAGCCACGCTCGGAGCACCTTCGCTTTCACCGCGGGAAGGTCCGCTGCCGGGATGCGGACACGCTGCCCCCGGTAGCCCTTCCCTAGAGCAGCGACAGCCAAACCGACTTGCCGTCGGGTGACCTTCATCTCTGGTGTCTGCCAGAGCCGCAACTTCCACGTTGACGGCTTCTCAGGATCAGGGACGTAGGCGTAAGCCACGGCGGGGTATTCCTCACCGCTGTCCGTCTTGGTTGCCTTCTGCATGTCGGCCCCCTCTGATGCGTACAGCGCAGCGATCTGACGGCGGGCCGCAGCGCGGGTCTTGTGGCAGCCCATCAACTGGTCGGTGCCGTCCTTGACGACGCCGAAGCCGGAACAATCGCTTCGGTTGGCAGCGACCGAGTAGGGCATGGCCCGCAGCGTAGCAAGCCCGGTGGGTTACTTGATGAACCGCCTGACACCCCACTCGGTAGCAAGCCTCTTCGCTTCCTTTCGGGTGATGATGTCAACACTGTTGGCTTCGCCGAACCGCCAGTCGTTCAACGTCAGGGTCGGCACCCAACCATCTGGGTGAAGCACCATGTCTTGCAGATACGACGGCCCTTCTTCACTCATGTAAAGAACAGTGTGCGTCCCATCAGGTGCCGTCCTCGCGTAGTAGGTGCGGGTGACGGTGGACCGTCGGGCCATCAGGCAGCGCCTACGTCGCGTGGCCCTACGTCTGGTGAGCCGACGAACCCGGTGAGGTCGGGCCACTCGCCGGGGATCTCCACGATGCCGCCCTCGTCGGCGATCTCCTTCATCTGCCGGGAGATGATCTTCCAACGACCTTCCATCATCGGCGACTTCGGCAACTCAGACCGAGGGTCGCCGTACTTCCACCCGGCTGAGATTTCCACCATCATCCGGTTGAGTTCTTCGCTGGTTGGTACTGCCATCATCGTCTCCTTCGTTGCTTCGTAGTGTAGCCGGTTCTAGCGTCACAGGGCGATGGCCCCGGCGATCCGTTCAGTGATCGCAAAGTCGAACGGTGCAGCATCCCACCCGGTTGGGTCGTGGTCTACGCCCAGCCCGTCGGCGTCGAACTCCTTGACCAACTGTGCTGCGAGATCCGGGGCGACGTACCGAAGCAGCGACAGGTACTCGGTGCGGAACGGTCGGGTGTGCCCCTTCGGGAGATCGTGCCGCCAGAACGACATCACATGGGCGAGTTCGTGGCAGATGATCTGGACGTTCCAGTGTTGCCTGTTGAGTCGGATCGCCCAACCCGCGTGGTAGTGACCACCCCGGCTGGCCGAGTCCGACCGCTGCCGGAAACAGTGGACTGGTTCGATCATGGCAGCGTCGCCGCCCCGTGCGTACCAGTACGGCGACTCGGTGATTGCATCGACCAGCGCCTTACACGAATCGAACTCGGTGAACGACTGGTAGGGCTTCAACACGACCCGGCTTTCCGCGGCGTACACCAGTTCGGCCTCAACGTCAGAGACAACATCCACGGTCGGATCAGCAGACCACGCGCTCACCGGGACAGCGCCCCTACCGCACCGCTCTTGACGGCTGAACCGCCAAGGCGTGCCCGTCCACCGGCAGCCTGTCCAGCCGACCGGCCCGACCCGCCGAAAGACCCGGCAGATGATCCCCGCCCGGCGCACACCTTCGGGTACTTCGTGTCGAAGACGCTCTTGACCGCTTGGTCCTTGTCACGCAACGCCACCTCAACCGACGTACTGACGACCATTTCGGCTTCGGCCTGTTCGGCAGCGAACGCCTCTTCGGCTTCGCGTGTCGCTTCCAGCCGGGCTTGCCTGATCCGGCCCGCCACCCGGTCGGTGAACCCAAGCAGGAACGCGTTCTTCCAAGCGATGACATGGCCCGGCGCGTATGTCTCCGACCGCATCTGAGCGACCATCTCTGGTGCATGGACCGCTTCGGCGGCTTGAAGGCTCAACGAGGTGACGAGCATGTCCACATAGTCAAGGTCGGACTCAAAGCCGCAGACCTCAATCCACTTGACGTACTGCCGCTTCGGACGCGGACCCCGGTCGGCAACATCAACCTCGTACCAGTCGTTCAACTCTGGGGAGAACTGCTTGCGGCCCGCTTGGATGATCTGCGTCAACCCGTGAGCACGGGCGATCTGGGAAACCAGATTCATCCGTGGACTCTCGTACTTCCCGGCATCGACGTAGAACCGTCGAAACCCGATCGTGTCTTCGACCGGTTTGCCAGCAGCGAGCACCAGCGCCTCTTCGATGCCGTACTTCGCCATCAGGCGTTCGGCACCGCTGATGAAAGCGTGGGCCTCTTCCTCGTAGTCGGTGGCTTCGGCCTGATCCAGCAACGCCCGGACCTTGGCGAGCACCTTGTCATGGTTGCTCATTAGATGATCCCCGCCTTGTCCAAGTAGTCGGCTGCGAACTTCATCGCCTCGTTGAAGGCTCCGGCGTCTAGCGACCATGCAGGTACGCCGCCGTGGAGGTTGAGTCCAGCGGTCTGGCACCGGTCCTCGTCCAGCAAGGTTGATGCGTAGTACCGGCTGGCGAACTGGCCGTGGCCGGGGAACGTCGGGTCGCAGTTCGGACGGGTGTAGTCGTAGAACTCAACCATCGCGCCGTATGGCTTGCCGTCCGGGTCAACGCTGTCGTTGACCAGACATCCGTCGCGACCGTAGGTCTCTCCCTGTCGGACGATCTTGACGAGGAACACCTTGCCCTCGTCGTTGGTCACCTTGTGGAACTTGTTCACTGTCTCTCCTTGTTGGTTGTCGGTTGGAACTCGTGGGCACCGGGGCAGCAAGCCTTCATTCGACGTACTCCCATTCGCCTAGACAATCCTGAATGAACAGGTCGTGGTTGAAGCACTTGGCGCAATCGCAACCCGCCTCGTACTCCCACTTCCCCTTGAACGGTTCGCCGGTCATGGTGTGCTGGTTGCGCCAACCCTTGACGGGCCGGTCCTTGGGGCGGGTCACCGCTGCCCGCTCACGGGCGTTGGCCTCTTCCCTCTCGCGCTGCTCCTGCTCCCGCTCTGCGATCAGCGCCTTGTCCTGCCGGTAAGCCGCGGCAACGTCAGCGGGATCGCCACCGCCGTGAACCCAACTCATACCGAACTCTGCGTAATCCTCGGCTGCGTGCTGTGCATCCATGTATTCGTCACAGGCCGGGCACCGCTCTGGTCCCATGTGGACCTCGGTCTGGCTTTCCGAAAACTCTGTGGCCTCCGGTTCCGTCGTGCAGGTTGCGATGTGCTCGCTCATCACTCGGCCTCCTTGATGTCGATGGTCGCCTTGGCTGCTGCCACCGTTGTCCACCGGGACTCACGGGGGAGCAGGGACAGGTACGGAGCATGAACAGTCACAACGCCATCGTCATCAGTTGTGATCTCATAGCCCTTGTAGGTGGTGGCGCTCATCACTGTCTCTCCTTGGTAGCCGGTCTCTGTCATGACCCCAGTGTAGCCTGATGTAGCGCCTTGACGCAACATGGTCACGCTGCCTTCCTCTTCCGACTGGCGAGGATCTCCCCCACCCGCTCTTCGTGTTCGGACTCCCCGACCCGCCGGGCCACCTTCGCCACCCGATCAGCCTTGAACACCCGCGTCCCGCAGCCCACCTTGTCCACGCCGTTCTTCGTGTACGGGCCGTAGCACTCCACGAGTTCCCCATCGTGGGGACTCACGATGAACCGCCGGAACTTGAACCAGCCCGGCTTGCCGTACACCCGGAACCGTCGTCCCTTCACCAGCGGGAGGGTCGCCCCGTCGTACTGGTCGTGGAACTCCCAGCCCTCTGCTTCACGCTCGGCCTGCACCTCGGCGTAATGCTGCTGGTTGATCTTGACCCACTTCGCTGCGAGCGGTCGTGGGGCCGCTATCGGTTGTGCCATGTCGTCTCTCCTTTTGGCTGGTGACTTCCTTCCACAAACACATTCTAGCATCTTGAAGCACGCTGCATTTTCGGGGTTCACCCCACCAAAACCTGACCTGCGGTTATGCCCGCGCGCGAAAACTGAACATGCAGGTCACAGCGTTACGAAAAAACTTTCAGAAAGTTTGCGGCTAGACTGGGCTACATGGCAACTCTGCTGAGGCCAGACCTCCCCACACCACAACTCTCCCGCGTGTTCGGGCATCTCAAAGACGACGCCCCATACGCCGACCTTGACGACGCCACCCGGACTGCGCTGGTCGATCGCGCCATGTCCCAAGGGGTTGCCTCGTTGACACCCTCAGAGCGTCAGATGATCGAAGACACCAACACCAACAGGCTCAAGAGGCTTCGACGCGGTGGGGTCAACTACGACATGCTCACCCAGCAACGAATCGACTAGCAGATGGCTACCGACCCGATCACGCTGGACCGGCAAGCAGGACGCCTCGCAGCGTTTCTTCAACCCCAGCATCGCGGTGCGCTCGCCAAGACGGTTCTCGCCACCCCACCCGGCGACGACATCGCCGAGCCGTACCGGGGATGGTTGGAAGACCCCACGACCGTTCCTGTGATCGACCTTCTCAAGCCCTCAGAGTTGACGGCAGCCGACGCCGAGTGGATTCACGACGGAACCCGCGACTAGCCGACACTGACCCCGACGGCGCTGCGATTGAGAATGACGTAGTAGTTGCCGGGGACTTCGGTGGTCGTCACCCCGGTACTAAAGTTGTACCCCGTCAACGTGGGCTTCACTACTTCGATGATGTCCACCCCCTGCGACGCCGCATACCTGCCGACATCCGTGTAGAGCAGTTCAACAGTCTCTCCTAGACGCTTGAGTTCGGCCATTGCCTCCTTCACCGCTGGTTCGCTGAACCACGGATGGTCTGCCCCCGCTATGTCCTTCATACTTTCAACGGGCCAGTTCCTCATGTAGTCAGGGCCGAGGATCGTGTTGCCACGCTGGATGTCGATGTCGTCATACCTTTGCATCGCTTCCGTGACGCTCAGTGTCGTCTTCTTGATTTCTTCGATCTGGCTGTTGAGCGGTTGGGCTGCTTGAAGCATTTCTTGTTCTAACGGTTCGTACAGGGCGATCTTGGCGTCAGCCTCAACAACCATTTCAACAACGGTCCCGTGTTCCCAGTCTCCGCTACCGGTACCGATCCCGAACTTTTTTGTTGCGAAGTCATCAGCGATGTCCTCAACGTCGCTGGCGTAAGTACCGTTGCCGAACAGCCCTTGTCCCACATAGGTGGTGTCGCCGGGGTCGATGAACTCTTGGACGAACTGATCGACCTCCGCTCGCTCATTGGCACCGAAGCCGCGGTACAGAACTGTGCGCCCCTCTGCTATGGCGTCTTCCATTTCCCCAACTGTCAACTGTTGGACGCCCGCGTCAGGCCACTGGGTTTTGATGATCTCCCGCAACGCCGGGTCGTTCGATACCTTTGGGTCGTTCCAACTGAGCCGGTTGTCGCCCGTCTTCGGCATGGACTCTATGACTTCTTCTACGTTGGCTACTTCGTCAAACCACTTCTCGGGCTTCGTCGCTTCGACCACACGCCCAACCGGCTGCTGTCCTTCGTTGATGAGCCGAGCGAACTCCTCAAGATCGTCAATCGTTTCCGATAAAGCCGAGGGATCGACAACCGGTGGTCTACCCGCTGCCCGCTGCCTGATCTCGGTGAGTGTGAAGTCCAACACCTCCGGCGATTCGGCTTGGGTGACGCGAGCCGCACGGATCATGTCGTTGACTCTCCCAACCTCAGGAAAGTCTAAGAGTTCGTCGGCCATGACAACAGCGTTCCGGTTCAAGAGAAGAACCTGACTGCTGTACGCTTCATCACCAGACGAAATAAGCGTGTCAACAACAGCGTCGTAGCCGAGCAACGTCGCGATCGCCCCATCGTCGGCACGCGAAACCTTGACACCCTTGAAGCGGCCTTGCGCCCCCTGCATTTTGTCATTGACGACCAGCCGGTAGATCGACTGGAACGCCGGGTCGTCTATCGGGTCGCCGGTTTGTTTCGCTAAAGCAACCAGACCGAACGGGTCGTCACCCGTGTACCCCAACCGGTCCAGCGATGTGCCAACAGTTTCAATACTTGCCGAAGACGGCAGCCTGCCCGAGATATGTCCCGGTAGCACATCGTCAATCGTCCGGCCCCGGATGTCTCGTAGCGCCGACACCGCAGCGGTGGACGCATCATCTATCGCAAGGTCAGCGGCAACCTCAACGATCTCTTTCGCTTGGGCACCCATCGCCTGTTCGATAAGAGCAAGGTCGCTGCCCGTGACGGTCTTTGCGTCTGGTTGGAGCGCCGCACGAAGCACACCACCCGCCTCGTCCCCGCTCCAACCCTTTGAGTACGCCGCCGCCATGTCCATCGCGGTGTCCAACCCATCGCCATCGCCAAGGGTTCGCAAACCAGCCTCCGCGGAGGTCTCGCCAGCGTTGGAGAAGAAATAGGTACCGTCGCCGTAGTGGCCGGTCCCGGTGTGGAAGTCCCCGGATTGGAGTTCTTCAAGGAACTGGATGTTCTCGTCGCCGCGCAGCAACTCCAAGCCGCCTGATTCCAACACCTCGTCCAGTTCAGCGTCGGTTACCAGTTCAGGGAGGTCGTCAAACCCTCTGGCCCTGCGAAGATCCTCCAGTTGCGCCTTGACAGCGATCGTGTTGTCAGGGTCGGTGGGGTCAACTTTGACGCGGTATCTGACCCTTGTCGGGTCAGCGCGCGCATCGTCCAGCGTCGCCAAACCGCTATCAGTGACCATCCGTTTCGCCTTGTAATAGTCACGGTCGATCATCTCTTCTAACGCTTCGCGGGCTTGGGCCTCCCACGCAACCGCTACCTGATCCAAGTTCGCACTCGTACCGAACGGGTCCACGAGATCAACGATGTCTTCAACATCCACGACCGGGCGCACAAAGTCCGGGTTCTTAGCAAGGAAGTCGTCGTACAGGTCCGGTCGAACAATGCGTTCCGATTCCCCGGCGATCTTCTCGTACACAAGGATCGGCTTTTCGCCCTGCGCGACGTTGTTGTCCCACAACCTGATCTCATCGAACAGGTCGTCGGCTGCCGCTTGGGGGAACACTTCCGACACGCCAGCATGGGTGTCGCGTATCACCTGCTCTGGGACACGACGACCGCTTCGCGCCCCTCGGGCTGCTGAACGGGCCACCGCTTCTTCGGTTTCGATCGTGACGTACTCGGCTGTCACTCGGGTGGAACTGGCACGGGCCTCAGCGACCTTCTTCTGCAACTTGGCGTAAGACGAATCGCCGGTACCGTCCAAGACAATGTTGTTGCTGCCGTCCAACGCTTCGCTCATCAACTGCTTGCCCATGTACGACGACTCTTCATGCACATACGCCGCAGCGTTCACAGACCAGTCGCCGCGCTGGTCGATGATCTGGACGTATTCGGGAATCATGTCTTTGGCTTCGTCGGCGTTGACGAGCACATGACGATCAGGTAACACAATCGTGTCGGTGTTTGTGAGGCTGGACTTACCGGACGCCGGGCCACCCCCCATGAACACAACCTCGTTGGATTCGGTGTAGCCGCCCTTCGCTAACTCTGCTTCGATATATGGACGGTGAACGCCCTCAACACGCGACTCAATCCACTTGCCGTCCACGGTGTTGCGGGCCATTGTGTCGATCTCTGGCACAACGTCGTAGTCGGCTTTGCGAAGAAACTTGGCGTAAGCGTCCTCGTCGTAGATTTCCAGCAAGCCATCCTTCTTGCGGAGGATCAACTGGGGTGGATCAAAGTTCGTGTCCCACAGTTTGATGTCGTCAAAGATGTTCTCGTCCAGAATGTCGGGAAAGATCCGGCTGATACTGGAATGGGTGTCTCGCACCACCTGTTCAGGGACGTACCGGCCTGTCCTGCGGCCACGGGCTGCCGCCCGGCGTACCGCCTCTTCGGTATCGACAGTCACATAGTCGGCGATGACGCGCTCACCGCTGCTGTTTGCCCGCGCTGACGACACCTTGCCCCGAAGTTTCTCAATGGACGAATCCCCGGTGCCGTCAAGCATCGTGTCGCGACCCGACTGAACCGACTCGGCCATGATCTCCTTGGAAAGCATGGATGACTCTTCGTGAACGTAGGCGGCAGCCTTCGTGTTGCTTTCCTTGGAAAGCACCTTGTATTCGGGAAGGTGTCCCTTGATTTCGTCGGCGTCAACGACGACCATCGTGTCCGGGTCGAAGTCGATCAACTTTTGCCTGATCGCTGTTCCCTTCCCTGACGCTGGACCGCCACCCATGAAGTGAACGACCTGTTCGCCCGGCTCGGCAACAGGAACGTCGCCGATGATGTCGGCTGCGATGTCCCGGTGAAGTTGCCTTCGGAGTTCCCAGTATTCGCCGTCGATCTGCGTGTACGCGTCTTCGGTGCCTCCCGGTAAGCGACCCCCGAACCGGTTGTAGAGGTCGTCGTCTGTTGCCAGCCGGTACGGGTTGGGTTCTTCGGGGAACCACTCAAGGTCCGTGACACGTTTCGGATGAGGGAGGTCGTCGGCGATGTCGGCAGCGGCCCGAACCAGACGCTTCTTCTCAATGTCGTCGATGCCTATTTGCCGGGACTTCTCGTAGTAGCCCCAAATCTTGTCTTTGACATCAAGGCTGTCTGGGGTGTGGAACTGGATTTCGATGATTACGCCGTCTGGGCCTCGGAAGTTTGCGTTGATGCCGTTGTACGGGTTCTTGGCGTTGGGTTGACGCCAGTAGTTCTTCGGTCCCTTGGTGAGTTCGTAGCCTCGGTCACGCAGGTCACGCATCGCTGCGGCGACATCATCGTTGTACCGGGCTTCGTCTATGACCATCGTGTACCGAACAGAGTCGCTTACCTCGTCGGCGACCTCGGTTACCGTTCGTAGCCGCTGCGGGAACGCTGCCGTTTCGTCTACGAAGTCGGTGGCGATCTTGCGGGCCAGCGACGCTTCTTCCTTGACGTTGAACTGGAGGCCGTACAGGTCCGCTCCGATGTCGGACGCGGTGCCCTGCACCTGAGCGGTGATGTTGCCCTGCGCCGCGAACGCCTTCTTGTGGATTCGGGTTGCTTCCCGCCACGCCTGCTCGCGTACCGCAGCAGGGATGTCCGGTGGTGCCATGACCTGACCGGGTAGCCCCGTGGACGGTGGAACGATCGTGTCGTACACCACGGTCCAAGTGCAACGGCAGTTCGGGTGCGCTGGGGGCAGGTCTCGGGGTTCGACCACCCAGTTGCCGCCCCTTGGGTACGCAGCGTTGAACGATCCCCCCTCAAAGGCGACGACCTTGCCGTGAAGCGGTTCACAAATCTGGCACACCTCAAACGATGAGGTGATCCACTGACGGCCAGCACGCTGCGGGTTGAACATTCCTGCTTCGGCTGCCTGCCGGGCTGCGACCATCTTGCCTTGGTTGGAGGCTTCCATCATCTCGGTGCGGGAGATGACACGGGTTCGATGCTCGCGGAGTTTCTTGCCGTACTTGGATGCCTCACGTTCAACGGCTTCCAACGCCTGCTCGGTGGTCTTGCCTGCTGCGACCGCTTCCGCGAACACGGTGCGGCCCCGGTTCAAGACGGCGTTGTGTTGCGGCAGCGTCAACCCGGCTACCGAAGGAGCGAGTCGTTCACCGAACTCTGCTAGGTCACCCAGCGACGGTGCCGTCTCCAACACCTCGCCGAGCATGTTCATCATGGCTTGCCTGCCGCCCTTGCCGGTTGTGCCACCGATGATGTCTTGCAGGTTCGCTCGGGTGTCCTCAGCGATGTTGGTAATCAGCCGGGCTGATTTGTTTTCGGCCCACTGTTTCCCCGCCGGGGTTTTGGTGGAGAACCCGACAGAGAACGACGACCCCACAGGTGGCATCAACGTCACCGTCTTCGGGGTTGCTGCCTTCTGGATCTGGTTGATGGCTGTCGGGTCTGGTTTGCGTTCCAGTTGCCCTACCAGTTCGTCCCAGAACACCGCCCCGGATTCGTCTATCTGGTTGAGTAGTTCGGTAGCCAACTCTTGGCGGGCTGGTTCCAGATACTCCAACAGGGGGCTGAGAGGCCCGTCGGCACGCGCCGGGTACAGGTCGGTTCCCAACTGGCGGGCGTTGCCGGGCAGGTACGAAACGTCGTCGGTGAGGTTGAAGTCAGCGATCACCGACGGTGGCATCGTCAACGCTTCGTTGAAGGTGCGTGCTACCCGACGTTCCCTCGGTGTGAGCGGAGCACCAATCGGTTCCAAGCCGGGCTGCCCCGGTACCCGCTTGCGGGGAACCTTGACGGTTGTCTTAGCGAACCCTGACCTTGCGCCCCGTCCGGTCGTGACGGGCATCAGTCAACCGATTCAGCCTCGGTGCTGACCGGCAGGCCACCTACCTCCCGCAAATACGCCTCCAAGTTGTCGTCGGGGAAGAGTTCAGCCCCAGCGCCAGTGAGTTTCGCAACGTATTCGCCGAGTTCTTTCAAGTCCACGTTCCTGACTGGGGCGTGGGTCAAGTTCGGGGTCAGGTTCGCGTCGATGCCGTTGACCTTGAGTAGCCGTGGGAACGCATGGTTTTGGAACACCGACGCGATGCCGTCCAGATACGCGTTGAGAGACTGGGAGAACAGGGCGACCTTCGACACCGACAGGGCTTGCGTGCCGACCTTTTCATGGCCGAGGAGGATGAAGTCCGCGAGCATCGTCATCGCTATCCGCTGGTCGTAGCGGGCAATGATGGCGTCAGTATCGAACTGGCGGTCACCACCTGTGCTTAGGAGTTTCAGGTCGTAGGCAAGGTTGTTGGTTTCTGGGTCGTAAGCCAGAGGGAACACGACACCCTCTTGCTCGTCGCGTCGGATGTTGCGAATGATCTGCTTGATCTCGTTGAGAGCCGACGTTTCCTCAGAGGTGGCGTTGTTCGATAAGAGTTGCGGAGGGACATACGCGATTGGCAGCCCAGCCAAATCGCGTTCAATGCCGATCGCTTCGATCTCTTGGATGCGCTTCTTGAAGTAGTAGGAGGTGTACGCGTTGCGAAGCACCGACTTGCCTTCGGGGTTGTTCAACGCGCTGGAGGTGCGGAACAGGAGAGCCTTCTCAATCGGGATCTCAACGAGACCCTTTCCTGAGACCGGGTTCAACTGGTACATGCCCTTCACGCCGCCAGACTCGTCAAGGTTCCAGCGTTCCAGCGTGTCCTGCGACCGGGGTGCGAGTTTGCGCCAACCGATCATCCCGTCGTTGTAGCGGGATCGTTCACCGTCGTCTGTCCAACCCTTGCGGTACTTGTAGACGATCTCAAAGTACGACCAGCCGTAAGTCAGGTAGGACATGATCTGAGCGAGCATGTCTTCCCAAGTGGTCGTCATGTCGGTCATGCACTGGCCGCAGAACGTCGCGATGTCGGAGGCTTGTTCGTTGTCTGGGTCGGATGGTTCGACCTGCCATTCGACAGCGCGCATCAGCATGGAGATGGCTTGGATGACTGCGCCGACCACCGGGTCGTTGTCGCGCATCTCCCGGTAGGTGCGATAGGCGGTACGCCCCCGGAGGGCGGTCAGGAACTCTTCGCGAACCTGACCGTCGTAAACTTGGAGGCCGGTTGATCCGATCTCCATGAAGTCCGTGGACGTTGCCTTCTTCGTTTCAGCAAACGTATCGGCAGCAACGTCGGTCATGGTGCGACTCTACTCCTAAGCGCCAGCAGTCAGGACGACCGTGAAAGGAGAGTATCACGATCGCCCTGACCGGGCTGGTGGTGCCATGCCGTGGAAGGCGTGACGGGACTCTAACAGGGAGAGTCCGTTGGAGTGCTAATCCTCTTTCTCCCAGTCGTAGGGAGGATGGATCAGTCGAACGTGGGAAGCCTGCTTGAACGGTTCCGGTTCTGGTTCGTCGCCGATGCTGCGGATGTACCACCCGGCTGCGACACCGATCAGGAACAGGGACATGGGGATCAGCAGGTATTCCCAGAACGGGTTGGTGACACCCATCAACGCAATCATGCTGCCAGCCCTTCGTTCAACCAGATGACATCGCCGCCCTCTTCGGTTGCAACACTGACCTCGCCGGTGTCATAACTCCTGATCCACAACCTGATCGGGTTCTCCCCGTCACGGTCGGTGATGTTCAGCACGGCTAGTTGGACGCCTGCATGTTCGTATGACCTCATGTGTTCAATGGCGACGCTCACGCTGCCTCCTTCAAGAGTGTGACGAGAGCGTTGACCTCTTCGACCTGAGCCAAGGTCAGTTCGACCTTGACGCCGTTCTGGCCCGTTTCAGCGACGCTGGTGTAAGACTCACCGCCGGGCCGATCCGAGTGGTAGACGTTGAGCAGGTCGTAGGTGTCGGTGTCGATCGCAGCCCACCGGACCTTGTTGGCCTCCCGCTCGGCCTTCCGCTCTTCGGCAACGTAGAGGTCGTGCTTCTGCCTGTCCAGTTCAGCCTCGGTGATCTCGTCCAAGGTGTATTCGTTGGACCAGTTGGCGATGTCCTTCGTCGCGATCAGCGTCGTACCGGCTTCGTTGCGGGCCGTCAGCACCGTCTCGTACTGGTTGGTTTCGTAGTTCCACTTGACGGCGAACACTTCGACGTACCGCTTGATCGTCTGGTCCCGGTAGGACCGGTCGTCACCAACCGGGACGATCTCGTCGCCAGTGAGCAGCCACTTGTCGAACCCGCTCGGCGAGAAGCCGTGCCTGCGTGACCGTTCAACGTGGTACACGGTGTTCGGTTTCAGATCCTTCGCTTTCATTCTCTCTCCTTATTGGTTGTCGAACTAGAGGGTGATGGTGATGGCCGTTACACCCGACGCCTCTTCAACGGCGGTGTCGATGTAGCCAAGCAAGCAGGGGCCGCACACGGCACCTAGTTGGAGTGTGGGGATCTGGACCCCGCAGTCTTCGCAAGCCTTCGTCATGTCTCTCTCCTTGTTGGTTGTCGAACTAGCCATTGAGGTAATGCGTCCAGTCGGAATCGGCGTTGGAGTCGGCAGCACTAGCCAAGTCTTCGGCGTTCCAACCGACGTAGAACACTGGCGACTCCCGCACGTTGTCCAAGTAGCCCTCGTAGGCGTGGTACTTGGCAGCCTGTTCCGGGTCTTCCGGGGCATTAGCCCAGCCGTTCCGCTCTTCGGCGTAAGGGTTCTGGGCGCTGGCCTCGCTCACCCGGTCACACACTTCTTGGAAGGTCTCGGTCTCGGTCACGAACTAATCATAGCCCGTGTGGAGCGTGGATGCAACGCTTTGTAGCGTTACCTGACATGGTGTCAGAAACACTCACGACCAGACACGAGGCGAACCATCCGATCTCATCGTGGAGTCATCCGGCAACGCCAACCGATCCGCACAAGCCCCACACAACCCATCCCACGGCTCACCATCCTCATCCAACCGCTGAGGCTCAATAGGAGCCACGCACAAGCCACACAGACATTCCTCTTCGACATCCACCGCCGGGAACCCCTCCAACACATCCAGCACAGCCTCCGTGGTCACATGCATCAGGTCGGCTTCCCGGTTCGCCGGGACATCCTCAACCTTGATGTCGATGATGAGACGCCGACGCATCGGAGGCTTGTCCATCAGAACGGCTCTTCGTTGGGGTACTCCGGCTTCGGCATCGACGGCTTCGACACCGACGACACCCGGTCGATCTTGTCGATCGTCGCGAACATCAACGACGCAGCAACATCCTCAGCGACGACTTCCACGGTGCGCTTCTCGTTGCCCTCGTTGTCGGTCCAAGTGTTCTCCTTGAGACGGCCCCTGACGACCACCCGGTCTCCCTTGGACACAGACTCGGCGACATGCGACGCCAGATCCTTCCAGCAGATCACCGTGAAGAACGACGGATCGTCCACCCAGTCGTCGCCCTGCTTGCGACGGTCGTTGACCGCGATGCGGAACCGGGTCAGCACCGAGTTCTTAGTCGGTTTGATCTCCGGGTCCGTTGCCAAGTTCCCGCACAACGTCACTTCCGAGTTCGCCATCTTGCTGGTCTCCTTCTCCGAGAATCACCTCGGCTCTAGCGATCATCCTGTCGATGACCCCTTCATTGTCGCCCCCTGCCACGGCTGCGGCTTGGGCTGCGATGTTGATGTTCGGTCGGCGCTTGTCTACCCACCGGTCAGGTGACCGGTTCGTTAGGAAGAAGATCGCCGCTGAGACGTTGCCGTTGGTTGCCGAATCGAACAGCGCCGATTCGACCTGTTCCACAGCCTCGGCTTCGGCTTCGTCTCGGTCCCCTTCCCAGTCGGGGTTCTGGTTCACGAACCGTTGAACAGTTCGGATGCCTACCCCTGTCGCTCGGGCTGCCTGCTTGCGTCCCATGCCGTTGCGAATGTGGGCGAGGTACACCTGACGTTTGTCGCCTCGGAAGGCTTTGCTTCCGAACTCTGGTTCCAGAATGTCTCCCACCTTCTAAGGGTACGTCACAGGCGTCAAGTCGCAGGCCCGAATGGTCACAGCGAAAGCACTTCCTGTGCCAACCGAGCAACCGCGGCTTCGCAGTACCGTTCCTCAATCTCAATGCCGACCGCTCGCCGCCCAAGGTCTTTCGCGGCTCGCAGCGTGGACCCTGCGCCCATGAACGGGTCAGCAATCACGCCAGTCGGGAAGTGGTCGGCGACGATTCGTTTCATCAGCGTGACCGGCTTCTGCGTGGGATGTGTTCGCCTCAGATTGCCCTTGTCGGCGTTGACTACCCCGCCATGTTGGATGCGGTACATGAACCCGGCCTTGTCGGGACCGTTCATCCACGCCAACTCAAACGGTGACCCGAGCATCCGGTCAGCCGCCTCAACGACCCGCTTGTCCCAGCAGACCCACCGACCCGGTTCGGGTAGCGCCGACGGGAAGTGGTTGGCTCCGAACACCAGCATCGGGGTCGGGTGGACGGCTTCGATCACCCACCGAGCCAGAGCATCGGACTCGTCGCCGGGAATCGTCCCCCAGTCCCGCGCAGTCTTGATCGTCTGCTGGTAGTCGATGCCGTAGGGCGGGTCCGTCACCACCACATCAAACGTCAATGTCGGCAGGATCTCGCGAGCGTCGCCGTGGTAGATCGTCACCGCGTCGTCCTCGTAATAGGGCTTCACACCGCAGGTTGGAACTGCTGCACCCCGAGGCGTTCAAGGAACGTGACGTACACCGGGAGTTTCGGATGGCCGACCATGACAGCCGGTGGAACCCAACCGGGTTCGCCGTACCTACCCTCGGCCCCACGCCCCTCTTCAACGTGGTCTAGGAGATCGTACCGTTTGACTGTGACAGCGAGTTCGTTGGCTAGCACCTGTTCGGTGTAGACCGGGTACTCCATGCTCTTGGGCCGGGTAATGGCGACCACCGCTTCGACCACCCGATCGGAGAAGCCCAGATCCCGTAGGTCTGTGGCAGTCACCGGGGTGTCTTCGATGATGTCGTGGAGCCAAGCGACCGTCGATTCCTCAGCGGTTGCTGTCTGGCGGGAGACCCTGCGAAGGTGATTGACGTAGGGCCGACCAACAAGGTCGGTCTGTTTGGCGTGGTACTTGGCTGCGAGCATCGCGGCTCGCACGCTCTGTGGTACCAGTTTCATCCACTTCACTTGGTTCTCCTTTCCACCCTCAGTCTAGCGTGATCGAACTCGCTTTAGCGATTGTGCTCCAGTTGGGATCAGGCTCGTCAGCAGCCACTTCGGCATCCGTCCATCGACGCTGAATCGACAACACGCCGCCTTCGACCATCGTGCGAACCCGAATCCCTCGGCGCTTCGCAGCCCGGTACACCGTCACCCGCATCGACGCGACATCGGTATCGAAATCGGCACCACGTTTCAGGCCATACGGTTTGCCGTCTAGCCACTCTTCCCACGGGTAGTCCCGTGCAGGGAACTTGTCTAATAGTTGCGCCATAGTCTGCCTCCGAACTTGGCCTAGCGATCGTTGGATCTAGTGTAGCGGATTCCAGCGCGCTAACCATTCCACCTTTCGACAGTGACCTTGTAGGTGTGATGGCGCGAACCGCCAAGGGGAATGATGAACGAAGCGGTCTGGTCGCCGGGACCGTTCATCTCAACCTCACCGACGAAGAGGTTCGTACGCGGGTTGATGACCTTCTGGCTGAGGCGGCGAGCAAGTGCTTCTGTCTCGTCCTGCTGAACGAGGTGGTCGATCTGACCGAGCGCCCACTCGCGAGCGTCGGCCATAGTCTCGAAGTCGTGCCAGTTTGACGTTGTGCGGACCCTGCCGGACGGCGAAGCCGCCGAAGCGGACCACGCGGTTTCCCATCGGTCTTTGCGGACGATCGCCGTGTAGCGGTCGTCGGTGGTCAGGACGTAATGCCCGGCCTCAACCTTCTGCCACGACCAGAACTCGGTCGGGTCAATCATCTGCGTGTACGTCACTTGCTTCCCTCCCCATCGAAACCAGCCTCAACGGCCATCTCATGTAGTTGTACGAAGGCGACCATCTTCTTCAAGGCCATCTCCGGCGAACCCAGTTGCGTATCCGATTCGTTGATCGCCGCCTGAATCTGGATGATCCGCTTGGCAATCTGGATGGCCTGTTCAGCCTTGACTGTGTAGGCCGCGAAAGCCGCCTCCCAGTCCGAGTCGTTGATCTTTGTCACTTGCTCTCTCCTTCTGTTGTCGGATTCGTTTCGGGGGAAGTTGACGAGAGACAGAGGATGATCTCATCCTCAGGCGTGTCGAAGGACGCCGCCGAATACGGCGAGTCGTTGTCGCACCCGACACAGATCGTGCCGAACTCCGCGCCTTCGGTCTTGGGGAACAGCGGGAACTGGACGCCGTGGCCTCCATCCCCGCAGACCCCGCATGTCGGAACCGTGCTACTCATCAGTCCAACCTTTCTGAGACCCAGACGAACGCGTCTTCACCGGCCTCGGTGAGCGCCGCTTCGGCACTCTTGGCGTAGGCACCCGCGTAGGCGACCTTCCGACCATGACTCTGGCCGAAGGACGAAACCCAGATGTAGGCACCACCGTGGTACGAGTCGGTCTTGCCGACTCCAGAGGCGACGACCCACTTGCCGTAGCCCTTGTTTGCGCCCTTGATCTGGACACTGGCGAAGCCGCACAACTCAAACGGCTGCTCCCAGACCTTGACGACCTCAGACGAGTCGTCCAGTGGGTTCGCGTGCTGGACAGCGACGTACTGGGGAAGCACCGCCGCTTGGGCAGCCTCCCGGCCAGCAGCGTCAGCCGCAGCGTGGACGTTCGCGTAGAACGCCTTCTTCTCCGCAGGCTTCAATGCTGAAACCTGCTTGGACACAACAACCATGTTCTCTCCTTGGTCGGTGGTTGGGGACTCACTCACGAACCCCATCATAGCCGCCCTAGAACATGAGTGCAACACCATCTAGCATGACGCTACGTCTGTGCCCTCACGTTCGCCGACAAAGTACGCAACGCATCCATCCGAGCACGCAGGCTCGTCAACTTCTCACGAATCGCCCGCTCCTTCGCGCCCATGATCCGAGCCACCGCCATCTCGTCAATCGCCTTCTGCGTCGCCTTCGCCTCCCTCACGGCAACCGTCATCTTCGGATCATCCGCAGCCAACGTCACCAGATGACGAGTGAACGCACGCTTGTGAGCGACATCGGCACGCGCCGCCTCTTCACAAACCGTCGCATACGCATCGGTGTATTCCTCCAACTCGTAAACCAAAGAAAGGATCTGAGATTCAATCCCACCCTGAGTCACCATCTCACGCACGCCCAATCACCTCCATAGGAACCAACACTTCCTTCGCCGCGCACCCACTCGCACACTGGGCACACAACCTCAACCAACCACCAACCCGACGCCTGATCCCATAGTCGGCCTGCTCACCACAAGAACACCGGCTCACGACGACACCAACAACCCGAGACCAGTAGCAGCAGCCGGGTTGACATGAATCCAATCATGGCAAGATCGACAGATCGCCACGGTGTTCGCCGGGTCAAGTATCGACCCGCCTCGCGCACGGGTCAGCGGTTCATGGAGTTCGACCGCTAGACCGTGGCACCGGGCGTCATACCCTGCTTGCGTAATGCGTGCCCCGGCCTCGCAGAGTTCCCGCTTGGAGAGTTCGTCACAAACCATCTCCCGGCGTTGACGTTGAACCTTGGCACGCTTTGGACTCACCGACCGAAGCCGGGTCTTGCGCTTCAACGGGGTGCGCTTCATTCCGATTCCTCCACCATGCACACCCTGACCGCAGCCACATCACTGTCAGGAGCATGGTCAACGTGAGACACCGACACGTTCACCCCACCATCCATGCCGCTCAAAGAAATCAGGTCTTCGATCGTGAGGTAAAGCCGAACCTCGCGGCGTGCTGGCCCTCGCACCGTGCTACTCATGCAGCCTCCTGTCTACACAAACGACGCTCCTGCAAAGTGTGATCCAACGTCGCCTTCCCACAACCACAGACCACCGCAACGGGGGCTTCATACCGCCGCTCTTTGAGGTGTGCCGAACCGAACCGCATCTGGTCGATACTCACGACCCTGATTCCCACAAGTTATCCAGACCCTTCACCATGCCTCCTTGTCGCAAGAACTCCACAGCAACCGACAGTCGAAAGTGGAACCGGTCCGGTGTGCCCGGCGGGTACCGCTCTTCCAGCAGCAGGATGGTCTGCTCAAACGGGTAGCCGTCCCATTCGGCGTCGAACAGGTCGTAGCCGTCGGGGGTGTCCACTGACGGAAGTGGCTCAGGGGATGGTTGTGGCTCGTCCTCGGGTGGTGCTGGTTGTGGCGCGACTGTGGTCGTGGGCGGGGCCGTGGTTGTGGTTGTGGGCGGCGCTGCTTGTATGGCGTCTCGGCTCTCAACCGTGTGGGTCGGCGGGTGCGGCAGCGGGAGGATCGGTGCGGCCTGCCAGACCCCGGTCATGCCGAGTCGGCATTGGTGCCGCCAGTTCGTGTACGCACTTGGCCGTTCACCCCACCACGGGTCGTCAAACCGCAGCATGTCACCAGACTGGTAGTCGATGAACCAGACCTGCTCATCAACCGGGCGGGTGTCCTCCGGGTCGCACGGTGCGTAAACCATGTCGTGTTCGGCCCCCGCCGAGGTCGTCGGCAACCCGGCGAAGATGACAGCGGCGATGGCTATGACTCTCAGCACCGGCAATCACCAACCGTTCCGCTGCACACAGGACAGACACCCGTGCGGGTGTTGACGAGATGGTCGCCATAGTCGGTGAAGTCCAGCCCAGAACAGAGTTCAAGGTGTCGCTTCCGCAGATACTCGGCTTCGGTCATCGTTGAGGCTTGAGCCTCAGTAGTGTCTGTCATTCCTTCTCCCAGCATGTTCGCGACGGATTCCAATGTCGGGCACCGCCGCCTTCGTAGAACAGCCACGCAGCGACAGCGACGTTGGCTTCACTATCGAATGGGCTGGCACCGGACACCCCGGCTTTCTCGGATCGTTCATCCCAGAACTTGGCTAGGTGTTGGAACCACCCAACCGCCAACGCTGAGGACACCACCTCCGACCCGGTGTGATGCGTTTGCGCGCTTGATTCACAGAACGCAACCTGTCGTGCCCATGCCCGGTCGGCGGGCAGGAAGTACCAGTCGATGAGTTCACCAAGGGTCTTGGCGCTGGCCTGAACCGGGTAGTCGATCTTCGGGTGGAACACGGCTAGAGCCGCGAGCGGGCCACCCAACGCGCTGATGTGGGCCTTGCGTGTCTGTGGTCCGTACACGCCGTCCACACTTTTCAACCCGAGGTGCATCTGGAGGGCTACAACATCGCCACCCCGTCCATACATCGGATAACGACGATACAACAGGTCGTCAGGCAAGGAGGGTACTATGGCGGTCGATGTCGTCATGGACTGAATGGAGTTCACGCTCCCGCTGCTCGGACCCGCAGGAACGCTGCTCGTGCTGCTCGTGTTCACAGTCACGCTGTCAATGCTCGCGATGTTCTGAGCACGACGCACAGGCTCAGAGACGGCTTGCTGGACTACCACGGTGGTCACCACCGTCTCCGAAGTGGGCACGACCACAGGGGGAATACCGGCCACCGTGCCGTTGCCTCCAGCCGAGCAGGTAACCATCACCACCGAAGTAACCACAGCAGCACCGACCCGGTAGATCATGTCTTCGACTTATGGAGCGACCCGTCTTTCCACCGGGCAAACAGGTCAGGGCGACACTCGGAACACGGTGTCGCCGTCTCCACGATTCGGACCTCCAGCACCTCGCCATCGCCATTGACCACAGGCTGCTCGCTTTCTTTGAGCCACCACCCCTGACATCCGTTGGGGTTGGTGCAGTCGTCACGGACAGGACCACGCTTGCTGAGGTCTACCGCGTGCCTGATCTCACTAGCGAACTTCGCGATGGACGGCATGAACTCGTCTCGTTGGATGACTTGACGAGCCGCTGCCACGGCAATATCGAAATCGGATCTGCTAAGAGATTCGCCCCACATCCGCACCCCGTTGTCATCCAACCCATGCCTAGGGAAAGCCCCGAGCAGCATTTGGAGAACCTGCTTCGCTTCGTCCTTAGTCATCAAGCACCGCCAACAACCGGTCAGTACGCCCAGTGGCGACCGAACCATTCACACGCCGCCGCTGCTTTATCAGCCGGGGGTAATGCTTTCGTAACTTCTGCGGAGAGAGAATGTTGGACGACCAGAAGTCGTCGGTTGTCACCCAGTCGATCATCTCTGATACCGCCGCCATGTCGTAGCCGTCGATTCGGACGAGGCGATCCATTTCTTCGATCCACCGTTTCGTCACGGTCGGCCTGCTGGAACCGTCGGCTGCTATCAGGTCAGCAAGTCGATCACAGAGAACAGACGCTTCCGGTTTCGCAGCGCGCGCGTCTGGTTCTATTGGTTCTAGTTCTTGGCTCTCGTTCAGGGCGACAACAGTGTCCCCACCTAGAGACATCACTGTCGCCACCGTAGGGACATGAGTGTCGCTAGGTAGGGACAACTGTGTCCCTACCCCCTGTGGGTCTACACGCTTGAGGTGATAGATGTTCGACCGGTGAAACCTGTTCCCCGTCGGACTCTCAGCGAGGCGATGCTCCACAGCAAGTGCCCCAGCCTTCACCAGTTCAGCGATCCGACGGTCCACCGACTTTGTGGTGGTACGCATCCTCTTTGCCAGCAGACCACGCGACGGCCACGCTGCGTCTTCTTCGTTGGAGTACCGGCCAAGTATCCCGTACAACCGGACAGCACCGTCGCTGATGGGGTAATCCAACAGCCATTCAGGGATGATTGTGAACGGGCCGGTGTCGCTCCATAGGCGACTAGGCACTCTGCTTCTCCTTCGTCTCTTCCACGGCTAGCACCTGCCCCGCCCAATCGTAGAAGTCGCTCATCAAGCGGGAAGGCAACTCTACTGGAGGACACCCGTACCTGTCCATGAAGTCCTTCTTGAGTGCCTTTCTTCGTTCACCGTCAGCGATCTGCACGAACCACTTCTGGATCTGGTTTGCTTCTTCGTCGCTGATCGTCGGTTCCGAAGCGATCTCGTAGGTCTGGGAATCAGGGTCGGCTTCTTCGGTGGGGATCATCAACGTCTGGAACAAGGCGTACTTCAACGCCATCGACATGGCTTTCGATGTGGCCTTGTCTCCGTAGTCGATGCCCTCCGACGCGACCGTTGCCGACACCTCGTCGCCTTTCGGGCCGACGAACCGGTACCGGACCGTCAACTCCACACGCTGCGCCGGGTTGCCGTTCTTGGTGGCAATCCGTTCGCTGGACTTCTCCACGATTTCCGGGGCGACGATCACGCCGTGGAGGGTCAGCGCCTTGTGCGCTGCGTTCATGGCGTCGTCAATGGTTCGGAAGTTGAACTGTTGGGACTGGTTGCGTCCGGTCTTTTCCACCGCGCCGATGTCGGTCATCACGCGATGCAGAAGGATTTCGACTGGCTGGTACTCATCCACGGCTTGCTCTCTTTCGCTACTTTGTGTCGTTTCTGTATCTTACCGCTAGAAAGGCGTCGGTCCCCCCTAGCGTGATCTCATGCACAATGCCTCGGTTGCCCGGTGTTGTAGCCCGTTCCAACACGGGTCCATCAGGGAACTGGCGTGATCGAACCACCAAACCAAGGTCGCGCAACTCGCCCAACCGCGTCGCTATCTGGTTCGCCGCGATCGCCCGACCGTCGTCATGGGTCACTTGCTTCGACAACTCAAACGCTGTCTGGCCTCCCAAGTCGTACAAGGAGTGAAGCACCTTGTACCGCTGCGACCCCGACCGAACCTTCGCCGCAGCCCGCTTAGAAGTGTCGGGATGGTCACGGCCTACCGGGCCACCCATCGCATCGCCAGTGATCTGGTCCTCGGTGTAGTCCGACCAGAACGAAGGTTGCTGCCCGCTCATGTGAACTGGACCCGCGGTTTCGCTTCGCCCCGAGCGCAGTATTCGTCAGGGTCAATGTCCAACTCCCTGAGCGCCGTCAACCGGACATTCGACCCGGCCAACCGATAGATGCGACCCAGTTGCGTGATCGTCGTGTTCAAGATGGAGACAGCGCCCTCATCCAACCCGGCATCCTGAGCCTCGGACACCAGCCCCTTGCGGACTGCCCCCTCAAGAGCCTCGTTGTCCCACTGGGTGGAAGCCTTCGACCACTTCACAACCGGGGTAGATGGTACGTCCACCTGAGGCTCGTTCGACTTGACCTGCTTCGCTATCGCCGCCGCGATGTCAGGAGCATGAAAAGCCAAAGAGCGACGGATCGCTTCGATCGTCTCTAACCATGTGAACAGGCACCGGGCACTCGGGGGATCTTCCAACTCAACACCGACCAGTTTGTCTAACGTCTCCAGTCCAGCCAAAATGTTCGTCAACGCAAAGTCGATCTGCGACGCGACGCCCTTGCGGAGACCACCGGGATTGGTGTCGTCTTCGGTCAGGTGTTCGCCGGTACGAAAGCGGTTGTGGAGATCCGCTGTTGTGCTGCTCATGGTCGTCTCCTGCCGCACTCGCCGCATGTGGGACGACTGTCGATCACCTTGATGCCCATTTTCTTCTCCCGCCACATCGGGTCGGCCTCATCCAGACATCCCATACACAGGTTGCGTGGATCTAGTGGGTACTCATACACAAGCGAACCGCCACACTCGTCGCATGGTGGCCCCATCGGCAGGAATCCGGGGGATGTGGGCTTGGTATCTATGCTCATAGGGTTCCCTCCTTGGAACTCAGAGTAGTAAGCGCATGTGACAGCCACCCCCGAAACGAAGGCGGGTCAGGTAGGACACCGAGCAGAGCAGCCAACCGCTCCTTGTTTTCCGGCGTCAACGGCTGCCCCTCTTCGCCACCCCTCAACAGGACAGCCAGTTCAAGACGGAACGCCGCGCCGAGGCTGCTGCGTTCGTTCAGGACAAGGTGCGAGATGCCGTGCCAGATGTTCTTGTAAAGCGTCTCGTAATCAGGATCGGTCGTCATGCAGCCACCAGACTGTTGACCAAGACCAGCCCATAGAACTTGCCGGTCTCAGCATCCTTGACGTAACAGTGACCCATCGTGCCGTTCCTCGGGCATCCGTGTGGCTGCGTCTTCACAACCACCGTCCCTGTTTCCGGCGCGTGCCCGGTCGGGCTGAACAGGTCGTAGCCGACCGGCTCAAACGTGTATCGCTTGGCAGCCATTATCGACCGTACCCCCAGCCTGTGACAGTCCATTGGCCGTCCCAGTCGCCCGAGTAGGCGTGCGAGTAACTGTTCACCTTGAAGGCGTACTTGACCTCGCTGCCCCAAGTCGCATCCTTGATCCGGTAGGTCTTGGCCTCGCCCCATGCGCTGCCCTTGACAGGAGCCACGGTTTCAGACGGCCCCGGTGCGCTGGTTCGGACCTGCTGGACCGGCTTGACCTTGACGCTCTTGCCCGAAGGCGTCAACCCGACGACCTCGTAGAAGTCAACCTGAGTCTGGTCGTAACCCCACGAACAGGCGAAGAGGTCTCCGACCTGAACGCCTTGCTCTTGAACAACTGCTGTCTCCACTGTCTTCTCTCCTTGGTAGTCGGTCCCTGTCACGAACTCCAGCATAGCGCCCCGTGTAGCGTCGTGCAACTCTATCGGGTTGGGTGGTCTTCCTTCCAACCTTAGGCGGCGTGCTCAAACTGTTCCAGATAGTCGGCCATCTGCCGGAGCGTCGTTGGGTCTTCATCGGAAAGACCTAGTGCTGAGTTACAGGTGCTACAAGCCAGTGCCCTAACGACACCCGTGGCATGGTTGTGATCGACGTAGAGCGACGACATCTTGTACCGCTCCTGCCACTCGCCGGGGCCGTCGCACATGGCGCACAGGCCCTTCTGCTCGGTCCACATCTGGCACCAATCATCGACGGTCATGCGTCGTAGTTCACCCGTGGCCTTGTCCTTGACGGTGTATTTCTTCCACTGGTTCTTCCACCTGAGGTACTCGTACCAATAGGGCCTTTCGGCATAGAGCCTGTCCTTGCGTCGCTTCTCACACTTACGGCAAATCTCGTTCAGCCCATCTCCGTTGCGTGCCCGGTACGCCACGTTCTTGGCGAACTCGGTTTTCGGAAGCACCTGTAGGCACCCGTATGACCTCTTGAGGTTTCGACCGCACATCTTGAGGCCCTGCTTGCGGAGGTCTAGGGCCTCCTGCTTCTCGGCTGCCCGTGCTGCCTGCCGGGCTAGGAACTCCGGGGTGCGGGTGGCTTTCAGGTACTTCGCCTTGGCACAGTCCAGACAACGGGTACATTTGTAGCCCCTTGCTGCTTCCTTGCTGGCGGCACCGAAGAACTTGGCTAGCCGGTACTTGTCACAGTCGTAACAGCGCAGCCTGCCCTTCTCCATGTGGCGAGCGTCCTTGGCTGCCCGTAGATCGTTGGCCTTCTTGCGTGCTGCTACGTCGGCCTTGTTGCCCTTGGTCCGACCACACCACTGGCACCAACACGACATGCCTTCGTGCTTGCCCTTGGCTTCGTTCTGGCTGTCCTTGTAGAAATGGCTCAGAGGGTGAGGACCGGGATCTGGGCAGTTCTTGTTAGTGCAGAACTTCTTCTTGGCCCCCGTGGACTCATGGGCTGGCCGATGTGTGTTGCGAGCGTAGGTCAGGGTCTTGCCTGAACGACGCTGGTCGTTGTGGAACTTGCAGAGGCCATGCTTGATGCTGCCTCCCTCGCCACCGTTGTACCTAGACGACACGGCGTTCTTGCATCGGCGTCCTTTGGCTGTGAGGTTCCGGCACCTGTCGGCGTCAGTAACAGTCACGGGGTGCCCACCAGTTCCGCACCTGTCGGGCGCTTACCGAAAGCGAACGTCGCATCGTCGTCGCTCTGCTCCAGCGTCGCGGTGAACCGAACCCGGTCACCCTTGCGAGGGTTGAACCCTCGGGGCATAGTGACCCAGACCCGCCAACCAGCGTCGGCCTTGACCATCATCTTCCATGTCGGAAACTGACCCGTGGTCTTCTTCATGGCGAGAACCTCGCCGTCAACTTCGACCTTGCCGGTCGGGGCATCAACCGCGGCTGCCTTCTCGGCATCCCACACGGCCTGCTTGGCTGCCCACTTGGCGTCGTGTTCGACTGCCCGCTCGGCAGCGTCAATCTGCTTGTCGCTGAGATCACCGTTCCGGGCGACCTGATCGGCAAGGCTGAACAGGAACCCGGCCTCGGCAGCGGCCATCGCCGCCCACAGTTCAGGATAGGCAGCAGCGAACCGGTCCTTGTTGGCTTGCGCCTTGGCCTGCTGCGCGGCGACCTTCTTGTCGGCTCGGGCTTGCCGTTGGGCTTCCTTCTTCGCGAGGAACTCTTCGACCTGAGCGTCGGTCCACCCGGTTGGGAACTGCCAGTCTTTGCCGTCCACCGGATCGCTGCCGAAGCCACCGCATCGGAAACAGGTGAAGCCGGGCCAGCCCTTCCAACCGCCTGCGCCACCACAACGGGTGCAGTCCCGTCGAACGGGAACCTTGCGCGGCTTCGGGATGTCACCCCGGAGATAAGTCACGGTCTCGGTCATCACTTGACCTCACACCGGGCGATCAACTCAGCGAGCCGGTCCCGGTTCACTTTCAACGACCGGCCCTGCTGCTGCCATGCGAACCGGTACTGCTGCCGCTCCGACGGGTACGTCCAATCGGCGTCCCAGTCCTCGCCCTCCCAGAGTGCGATCAAGAACTCAATCTCGTCGTGGACACCGACCAGTTCGATCGTGGACACTTCCACCGCTTTGCCTTTCTTGCGGAGCGGCTCGGTGAACAACTCTTCGCCGGTCTCAACCCACCACTCCGACCGCTGCTCGGCCATCGCGTTGATTGCTGCGTCGGTCAGTCGAACCGGGACGCATGTCCCGTCCATCTCAAAGCCGTCCTCGTTGACATAGACGAGGTGTTTCACGTTGGTCTTTGCGGTCTCGGTCACGAGGACATCTTAGTACCCCGTCAAACCTGATGCAACTCCATCTAGCGTCAGGGGCTAGTTGCCGTCCATCTTCCAAGGATTCGCCTGCTCAATCCCCGTCGGCCCCACCACCGGGACACGCCCCCTCGGCGTCTCATACAAAGCCAACAGGATCGCCTCAGCCCGATCAGGCGACGGCACCCCACGCTTCCGCATCGCGTCCTTCTTCTCTATCGCGATACGCCCCGACGAATCCGACCCATACCGCGGCACCGACAACTGGGCAGCAGTCTTCCTGTCGATGTCCAACCGGATCTCCTGACGGCCCCCACTATCCGGCTGGAGCAACGTCCGAGCGTTCCACCACATCTCAGCCCGCTGATTAGCGAACTGCTGAGGCGACCCCGACCGCTCACCAACATTGACCCGAACAATCTCAGCCGAATGGCGACGCTCCGACTTCCACGTTTCCAGAATCGAAGACACCCCCCAACCGACACCCACCGAGTCGATCTTCACCCTGACCGGTTTGAGCCACGGCCCTGTCGCCGCCAACCGCTCTGCGTCTTCGATCTGGCGAAGCACCTGACCGGCAACATCGACAGCGTTGAGGTTCGCCGACCCACCTTGGCTGTAAACGATACGCACGGTGAACCCCTCAGCGCGAGCCACAGCAACCTCATCGCCGCCGCCCGCTGCGACATCCACCCCGAGGCGAATCTGGTCGGAAGCCGACGGGTCTTCGTTCTCCATCGCCCGTTCAATCCAGTCGATCGGGATGACCCGGTTGCCGCTGTCCCTCGGAAAGCGGGCATGAACACGGGCTTCGACGTAGGACGAATCCTCTCCGAACTCGCGAACCACATCGTCCACCCACTCAGGGCCAATCAACTGGCGGGCGATTTCCGGCGGGCACTCTTCCCCGGTGAAGTTCGGGGTGTCGTGAGCGCCGATACGAATGATCTCGTAGTTGCCGGATTCGACAGCCCGCTCAAACCAAGTGTCCGAATCATCCGACGGTGGGTTGCCGATCGCCAGCAGCCGGGTGTGACCCCCGGTCATCAGCGACTCAAAACTGCGTCCCAGTGTCGGGCTGATACCCCCGGCTTCGTCAACGATGATGAGTAGGTGCGGAACGTGGATGCCCTGCACCGCGGACTCGTCGTGGTCCGACGGTGAGAACCCGAACGCCACGAGGTCGCGTCCAACCTTCCATTCGGTGGTCGTCATCTCTCCCAGCAGACCGTTCATGGCGTGGACCCGTCGGATGTGCGGCCACAGGATGGTTCGCACCTGACGGAACGTAGGAGCGGTCGTGATGACCAAGGCCGTACCGGGAGGGTGGACTGCGCCCCACCATGCAGCGGCCCGTGCTGCGATGTGGGACTTGCCGGGGGCGTGGCACGCCGGGACGGCTGTCCTCTTGTTGTCCACCAGTGATCGGAGGATGTCGCGTTGCTTCGACCAGAGGAACTCGCCGAGGGCGATCTCTACGAACCCTTCGGGCCAGTCGGCGAACGCCGCCCACTTGGTGCCGCGTTCGGCTTCGATGGCTTCCCACGCGTGTGGGCCTTCGGCTATCAGGAGCCGGATGCGTTCCTCGGGTGGGAGGTCGAACAGGAGATCCAGTGTCACAGGGGAAGACTAGACCGTACTTCGACAACAAGTTGCACCATGAGTGCTAGATGGTGCTACACTGAGTTCGTGACAGAGACCAACCACCAAGGAGAGACAATGGAAACCCAGCGATACCGGTTCAGGTTCGCCGGACGGACCCGTGTGATAACGGCCCCGAACAAACTTGACGCATACAACCAAGCGAACGCATGGGTACAAAACACGCCCACAAACCCGCCCTTCTATGCGTGGCAGGAGACGAAGACCTACAACTTCGACGGCAGCCCAGACCACACCGTGACCGAGTTCTACGGAATGACGGGAGTGTGGGACTGATCGTGGACGAGCAAGTAACGACCGAAACCAACCACCAAGGAGAGACAGTGGGAACCACCGAATACACCGTCGTCAACCACATGGAGCAGGACTACTGCCTCCACAAAGTCGGCTGCCGCGACATCACACGAGCCGAACGACAAGGACTCGTCAACCAGACCTACAACATCACCGTCACCGACGGCGATGATCTTGTCCGGGCCGTTGACCTTGACCTGTTCGCCTGTGGGATCTCTTCTGACCACGGCATGACCCCGGAAGAATACGCCGATGCCGGAAACAGTTTCGGCGCTCGGGTCTTCCCATGCACCAAGGAGGTCAAGTAATGGCCGATTCTGTCTACCTAGTTGTCACCCCCGGCGGTGACGCGTTCCTCGCGGAAACCACCGACAACACCTACGCGGACCTCTCCACTCTGGTGGACGGCATGATCGAATGTGTCGCCCTCCCCGGACAGGTAGACGCATGGGTCAACGAAGAGGGCCTGTACCGCGACGACCTTGAATACAACTTGCTCGGCACCTACATGGTCCGCGGCTGGACCGGGAACCCCGGTTACCACCTAGTCGGCCCGGTCGTGTTCGCAGCACACGATGACGAAGGCAACACGCTGCCCTGCCCGGCAGGGTTCATCGCCGACACCGTGCAAAAGGGTGTGGAGTTGACCCCACGGTTCCAGTCCGACAACGCGCTCCTGCTCGTCCACACGATCGAAGAGATCAAGGCCCGCATGGACGCTGCGAAGGAAACGGCATGAGCGACTACTTCGTACCTGACGGAACGACGTACATGGCTCCGACAAGCCGGGCGCTGTACCACGCGACATGGCCGACCCACCTCGGGTCGATCATGCAGAAGGGTCTCCAACCCGGCAGCGACGGCTGCGTCTACTTGGCGGGACCGAAGCCCGCTCACGCCGCGACGTTCATCGCCATCAGGGGGGGCGAGTTCGACGGGTACACCGAAGTAGAGGTCGATGGCAAAACGGCGACCATCCCAAACTTCGTCCAGCATGACCACATCTACGTCATCGAAATCCCGGTCGATGAACTGGACCCGACGAAACTCGGCGAGTCTGGCGACCACAGCCCGGCAGCGTTTCCCGCCGACACCGAGTCGTACACCTACGACGGAGAGATCCCGTACAACTTCGACTGGAACGTCTACCAGTTGGACATGCCAAAGTAGGAGACTAGACACATGACAGAAGGAGACACGATGGGGCACCTAGAGCACCGAGCAATCTGCTACGACGACGAGGGTTCGTTGGTGTGCGTCTGCGAACTCCGCGAGGGATTGGATCACCGGCAGGCCGAACTCCTGAGCCGGGCCGAAGCCGACCGGCTCGTCAACGACTATGCGGTCGAATCGACCGCTTGGGTACTGAACACGATCAACGACATGGTGAAACGATGAGCGCCCTCAACGGGCAGATGCCCCACACCTACGACCACCAGCCCGGCGACGGTTGGTCCTACTCGGTCCTGATCTCTGAACTCCCCCACTACGGTTTCATGGGAGGCGGCAGCCCCGACGATTTCGTAGTGGTCACCGTCTGGCGACCGTTTGACCGGGGCGTTGGCCGCACCTACGTCATGCGGAAGCACGGGACGCTGACCGACAGGTACGTCCAAGAGAAGTTCTGCGACGGTCTCAACGACCGGGACATGATTCGCAACATCGCCGACGCGATCCGGCAGACGCTAGGCCGACCGCCGCTGGACGACGAAAACTGGCTGTGATCTGGGAGCCTCGTCAGGATTTCTTTGGGATTTCTTGAAGGCTTCTAAATACCCCCTCTGACCTGCGGTTATGTGGGGGTCATTACCTACCCTTGGGCTACATGACGTTGCATGGCGCTACACGGGGGACTACGATTAGTTCGTGAGTGAGCAGCGGGTTCATCAGGTTCGGGAGTGGGTCGCCGAGGCCCGGTACGTCCACCAGTGGGAGCGGGAGCGGTACGGCTGGTACCGGGTCAACGTCGTCTTCACTTGGAGGCGGGCCAAGAAGGTCGTCAGAGAAGCGGCCCAAGACGCCGCCGTCGCTTGGTTTGCCCACCACCAGCGGGTCGCCGCCGCGAGGGCCGAAGCCGCTGCTGAGTCGTTCCACGCCGTTGAGGAAAGTCTCCGGTTGTGGGGCGCGACGGTGGGTGTCTGATGAGCGCCCGGTTCGTCGTCGCCGCCGCCTTCCTCGTGGCTGCCGTGTTCGCCGGTAGTCAACTCGGCTGCGCGGTCGCCAGTCATCAGGCTGCCCGGTACAGCCAGTTGGCTCACGCAGCATTGGTCGTTGAGAGTTCGCAAAGCGCCGCGGTGACCGCGGCAGAAGGAGAGAGCAAGTGAAAACCCAAAGCAAGAATGTGACTGCCCTTGAAGCGGAGAACGCCGAGTTGTGGGACTTCGTGGAGGCTGTGGCAAAAGCGAACGTGGCTGGCTTCGCCTCCACGCAGGCTCAGGAAATGGTGCGGAATCGGGAGGTCAAGTGATGACCGAGTTTGTACCGACCAAGGCCCAGTGTCAGTACGTCAGCAACGCTGGCGACGACGACCGGGCGAGCGGCGGGAACACCAACTACGGCTTGTACGAGGGCAACCTCTACGCGCTTGGCAAGTACGGCTACCTCGCCGGGGCGGTGTGGGGCACCGACCGGGGTTCGTTCCTCGTAGCGATCAACGCCGCCGAGGAAGAGATGGCCTACCTGATGGCCGAAGCCAAAGCAGAGTTCGGCTTCTAACCACCAGCGGTTGGCCCCGGCTTCGGTCGGGGCTTTCTGCTACCCGGCGAGCGTTTCGCCACCATCCACGACGAACTGCTGCTTCCCACACCGGGAACAACCATCCCAGAACAGTCGCTTCGATCCAACGATCATCTCTTCAACGTCAGACACAAGGTCGGTTCGGTGCCAATCGTGTTCGACACAAGGTTCCTGCACCCGAGGCGGGGGCGGGATGGGCCGACCAGACGCCGACAACGGGACAGTGCCCAAACGACTATTGGTCATACATCGGAGTCGCCACGGCCCCGATGCCACGCCTGATGCGCTGCGATCTGTTCACCGTGCATATCCAACTTGAGATCCATCATCACCGTGCGCCGGTCGATTGAATCCAGAACCCGGCGGTTTGATTCGTGCGCTGCATCATTTGATGCCCGCATCCGATGAGCAAGCATTGACAACGAGCCACCGATCGTCGCCGTCGCGACAGCACCGATAGCGGTCACGACCTCAGCGGTCACCGCTTCCCACCGTCATACGGAGTCGCATGACCAAGGCTGACCATCTCATCATTCAGGCACTCGCCGTCTGCGTTGAGAATACGACCGAGGATGCGCCCGTACTTACCCTTGTCATCAAGGCTGGTCTGGATGATGACCCGATTTTCCAGCCCGCTGATCCAGTCTTCGACATACCGCTTCGCAGCGAGGCCCGCCTGCTTCTCTACGGCGTCTCTGGTCCTTGACTCTGGGGCGTTCACCCCGTGGAACCGAACCCGGCCCTTCATCTGGATGTCGAAACCAAGATCCAGAGTTACGTCGATGGTGTCGCCATCCACGACACGATCTACTGCTGCTCGGTAATGAAACAGGTTGCTGCTACTCACGCTTTGACCTCCGGTTAGTCGTTGAGTGTAGACGGGTGGATCAGCCGCGATGGACTTCTCCAACGCGACACGGGCCTGACTGGATTGGTAGCGCAGGTTACGCCACGACCCACGGAGACCGATTATTCGACCTCTTCGATGGTGAGTCGGTACCACCCGGCATTTGCGTTGTTGTAGACGGAGGCACGCACCACATAGTCGCCCGCAGCCTGATTCGTGCGTTCGATGCGGCTGTCCCACTGATCGCTCACGTTGTCGATCACCGGGACGCCATCAGAGCAAGCGCCCCCGGTGTCGCAGTAGGTGATCGTCGGGGTTTCGTCCACATCCACGGCGGTACTCGGCGGGCTGATGCAAGCCGAGTTTGGTGAGCAGTCTCGCCCACCGTCATCGTCTAGTTCGATGAGGGTGCCAACCGTGATCTGGCTTTGGTCTGCCGAATGGTCTCCCTCGTCAGAGTCCGTGTCGTAGTTCAGATAGATGTACGGGTCGGCAGCCTCGTTGTTCGTATTGAACTGGGCACGGGTCAGGTTTGTTTCAGCGTCGATACGGATGCTCGTGGGTTCGTCCAGAGTGAACTGGATGTAGTCATAGTTGGTGCGGCTAGTAGACGAGACGATGCACCAGTCGCCCATGCCCCTCCAACCACCCTCAGCGCAGCCTTCCTCAGTACCTACGGTTGCTGTCGTCGTGGACGCTTCCGTGTAGGGGTCTCCGACCGTGACCGTTGTCGCTTCGGGACTCCAACCGCGCACCGTTGAGCAACCCGCCTGTACCCCGTCAGAGAACGTGCAGGTCGTCATGTCCGACCCGGTGCGCCCCACGGCAGTCGTCGTGTCAACGAACGTATTGGTGACCGTCGTGGCAGTCGTGGTGTCCAGATGCCAGTGCCCGTCGTTGCTGTTGTGGGTCAGGATTCCTGACTCGCTGGTCGTGGTCGCGGTTCCGGTCTGGGCGGTAACGGTGTTCGTGGAGATCGTCTCAGACAAGGGAGTGTCCGAGTAGGTGTAGGTAATCGTCGGGACATGGACCGGTGCCACATACACCTCCACTATTCCTTGCTCAACTACGAAGTCGGGCAGCACCTCACCCGCGACATCGGCGTCAACGTCCCCTGCTTCTACGGCCACGACAACCGCGGCCCACCCGGTGAACCCCACCGGGACTACGCCCCAGTCGTCGTAGTAGGTCGGATCGTTCGCTGCGTCGTAGTCGTCCCATGTGCCGAAACCAGCAGGTGGATCTTCACAGGCTGATGTGCCCCTGCACTCAGCGAACCGATCCCATGATGGAACGGTCGTGGTTGGCGGCGGTGGCAGGGTCGTCGGCGGCGGCGGCACCGTGGTTGTGGGAGGCGGCACCGTGGTCGTCGGAGGCGGCTCGGTCGTTGTCGGCGGCGGGGCGGTAGTTGTGGGAGCGGGCGGCTCGGTTGTCGTAGGCGGTGGAGCAGCCGTGGTGGTCGGCGGCGCAACTGTAGTTGTCGGTGGTGGGGTCGTCGTCGTCGGTGGGGCCTGTGTCGTAGTCGGTGGGGGAAGAGTCGTCGGAGGGGCAACGGTCGTCGTCGGTGGCGGGAGGGTTGTCGGAGGGGCAGCCGTCGTTGTCGGCGGCGGGAGAGTCGTCGGAGGCGACGGCTCATCTATCACCTCAGGCTGAAGGTCTGGTTCCCAAGCGGCAACCACCACCCGGTCGTCTGCCTGTTCTTCGATGAACACCTCAGTCCAACCCTGAGGCTCCTCGTCCCACCACTCCTCCTCCTCAACAACGGCGAACGTCTCCACCACGGCTTCGGCCTGTTCCTCAAACCACTCGTCGTCGTAGTCAACCTCGTCCCACTGTTCGTCTTCCCAGTAGTCGTCTTCGACTATGAGCATTTCGGCGAGATCAGGGGCGTCGTCAAACTCGGCGGGAGGTTCCCACTCGTTACGTTCTTCGATCTCTTCGACATACGACTCGCCTAGCACTTCTTCCACGCGGTCTTCGGCTACCGCTTGAAAGTATTCGGCGTCCGACGCAACCCACGCTTCGACCTCTTCTTCCTGCTGGTCGATCACTCCGGTGTCTTCATCGAAGGTGAGTTCCAACACGACAGGTGCTTCCGGCACCGGAGGTGTGGTGGGTTCCGGCGCTGCCGGGTCGGTGGGCACCGTCGGGGCCGGGGCGTCCACTTGGTAGGCGGTCATGTCTACTTCGACTGCCGCTAACTCCACTCCAGCGTTGTCGGCTATGGCGATGGACAGCACCGAAGGCTGTTCAACCACAACCGGTTCGTCTGGGGTTGGTTCCCCGGCTGGCGGCTCAACGGGGGGAGCCGCGACGAACTGGACGGCGACCTGTTGGCCCTGCTCTATCTCTATCTCAATCTCAAGGGCGTCCACCGCAATCGCGACAGTTGCTTCTTCGATGTCGGCAACCGCGACGGCTTCCTCGGAGAACTGAATCAGCGACGTTGATTCACGCTCCGGTTCCGGTTCGCCCGGTACCACCGGTTCAGGTTCAGGCTCCGGTTCGGTGGGAACTTCCGCTTCGATCTGGACAGATCGCTCGTCGTCAAGGATGAGAAGCGAGAACGCCTGCGTGGTATCTTCGTCGGGTTCCTGCTCCAGCGGGGCTTCGGTACTTGAGGGGCTACTTGGGCGGCTTGGTTCGACCTCCGCTGGCGCGGGAACGTCAATAACGTCAACGTCGGCGGTGAAGTCTTCAACACCCGGCGGTAGGAACACCAGCACCGGATCAGCGGTGCTTGGCCCTGAGATCAGGTACCGGTACGTCGCCCCTTCGATCTCGTTGACGAACGTCCCGTCGTAGTAGCCGAGCCGGTCACCGTCCTCGGTTTCGACCTGAATGGACATCTGCTTGTCGCCTGATGCGGCGACGGTGAGCATCGTTCCGGCTTCCTTGTCTTCGGTAGGGCAGAACCCGCATGTGAATGGTCCTGACCGTGAGGTCATCGGGGTCAACTCCATCGTTCCTGCGCCACCACCCCACGCCTCAGACGCTTCGGTCGGGTTGGTTGCTGCTAGGGCGTAGGCCCAACCGTTCTCGTCTACGTCGATCCACCGATCCGAGGTCGGCCAGTTGGAGTCGTAGATGTAGATGCGCCACCGGTCGCCGTCAGTGGTGACCTTGTATGGGGTGACCGCGTGGCCTCCGTGCTCCGAGTAGATGCCGACGGTGTAGCCAACAGTTGGTTCCCCGGCTTCGGCTGCTGCGAAGTCTTCGTACAGGATGCGAGCCAGCGCCAGCGGGGACAGTTCAAGGAACACTGACGCCTGCTCCTGTACCTCGGTGGCGAACTGGGTGACGTACCAGTAGGCGATCTCCGACAGGAGCGCCGGGTCGGTCTTGACCAGAGCGGCAACCTCTTCGACGTTCTGGAACGACGACAGGGTGGCTGGGTCGTTGGCGAGTCGTAGCGACAGGACGGTGAGACCTTCACACAGGCCACCGCGCATCGACCGGTTGGCCTGCTGGATCAACTGGAGGATCACCGGGTACGGCGTACATTCGTTGTCCACCACGCTGGAACAGACCTGCGTGTCGCCGTAGAAGCGGCGGGCCATGTTGACGGTCAGTTCGGCGGGTGCTTCGCCGCCTCCGAAGTTCTCAAATGAGAAGCCGTCCCGGTCTGGGGTGTACCGCAGCGACGCCCCCACCGCTGTGGCTTCCGGGGTCGGCTCGGCAACCGTCGGCGTAGTCGAAAGCGGGGTGTCCGCGGGCACCGCTGGGACGCTGGTTGTTGAAGTGCCCTGAGCCGGTTCTGGAGCGGTCGTAGTAGCCGCCTGAGGGGTCTCAGCAGGGGTAGCGGCTTTCCCCCCGCAGGAGGCTGCCAGAAGCGCCGTAAGGACGGCTAGCCATAGACGCCGGGTCAACGACGGCGACGGGATTGGTACCAGAACAAGAAGCCGACCACCACGACCAGAACCGCAGCGACGACGACGACGGTCATGGACCCGCCGGGTGCTCCACTCATGTCGATGGAGAAGTTCTTGGTGCCCCCGCCGAGCAGATCGCCTTCGGCTTTCATATCGGCGACGGCTTCTTCAAGTTGCGCGACTTGGAACTCCAGTTGGGCTTTGGAGTCAGAGTGGTCGCTGAGGAATCCGAACGCACCTCCGAAGGTCGCAGGCAACCCGACGATGTACGCGATGTTGTCCTTGATCTTGTCGATCAGGCTGCTGGCGTGTTCAACGCGGGCCGTGATCCCCGGAGGGGGAGGCGGTGGAAGCGGCGCAGAAGATGTTGCGAAGTGCTCTTCGATGGTTCGCTGGATGCTCCGCAGGGCTTCCGTTGTTTGATCGTTGTCCATCGTGGCTCCATCCGGCCACGACGGGCACTACATCTGCTGGTACTTAGTGGTCGTGCATTAGTCTTCTGGCAACTCTGCCGGGTCTGCTGAGGTCTTGACTAGCGAACCGCTAGCATCCCCAAACGGAAGGATGCTCGCAGCATACGACTTGAGAATCGACAGCGCAGCCGGAGCCGCGGAAACCGCGATCATTTTCATCGTGGACAGGTCAAGGTCAGCCATCCCAGACGCCGCTATCAGCCCGGCGGCACACTGAAAATACGTGGACAACGCCCTCTCACAAACGTCGAAAAGTTGGGAGCGGTCTAGTTTCATGTGGTCACCGACGGCTTCTTCGCTGCGGGCTTCTTAGCCGCAGGCTTCTTCGCGGGGGCCTTCTTCGCGGCAGGCTTCTCAACCTCCGGCTCAGGTTCCTTCTCGGCAGCCTTCGCCTTCGGCTTGGCCGCTGCTGGGTGCGCTGCCTTGGCTAACGCCTCCCAAGTCACCGGACCGACGTTCCCGTCGGCAGCAAGGTGCTTCGCGTTCTGGAAGTCCACAACAGCACGCTGCGTACCAAGAGCAAACCGACCATCGACCAGCATCGGGTACCCAAGGTCACGCAAGGACTCCTGTAATGCCCTGACATCATGTGTGTTTGTGGCTGTCGTAACCGACAACCAAGATCGTTCGCTCATCATCACTCCTAACTGGTGAACAGGGCGTCGAACGTCTTGACATCAACGACGCCTGTGGCGGTCAACCCTTCCTTCTTCTGGAAAGACCGAACGCCTGTTTGTGTCTTCCTACCGTAGATCCCGTCGGCAGCGCCGACACGGATGCCCTTGTTGCCAAGCAACGTCTGGACAGTCTTGACTGCTGCGCCCCGCGACCCGCGCTTCAACGGTGTTGAAATCACCGTCTGGCGTTGCGCGTGGATTGCCGCGGCGATTCCCTTCCAGTCCATCTTGTGCTTGGGTGCGTCGTGGCGTTCGTAGGGTTCGCCGGTCAGGGCCGGAGCCGGGAACCAGTCGGTGGACTTGCGTGGCTGGTGATGCCACCATTCGCTAGCCACCGTTGGTCGGCATCCGAACTCTGTGGCGATCTTGTTGATGTCAGGCTTCGGGAGTTTCTTGTCCAACTGTTGGAGATCAACGGCGTAGCACCAGCCGTCCAACTGCTGTTGATGCCAACTTCCCCGCCAGATCCCGAGGCCATCCAAAGCCTTCTCACCAAACCGACGGTCAGGGTTGGCCGCAAGTATCTTGGACCGACCCGACTTGTACCGGTCATAGAAATACTTCTGGTCGGCGTAGGACCGGCACCCCGACGACACAGCCACCCGACCCTCAATACGGGAATCAGAGAAGAACGCCTCAAGGCGCTGAACAAACTTCGGGTGCAACAAATCCACCCGAACGGTGCTCTTCGTGGTTGGAATGTCCATCAGTCGGCGTCAAGAAACTGGACGGTGGACTCAAGAAACGTATAGACCTCGCTCATCGGCATGTTCAACTGCTGAATCGAAGCGCAAATCCCGTTGGCTTCCATGATGGCTTCCAACGGAGGGTTCACCCACTGAGGCTTGTCAGGATTCGGGTTGACATAGCCGGGATTGAAATGGGCGGTGATCTCATCAGCGACCGCCTGAGCCTCAGCCTCCGTAGCGTAAGGGCCGACAGCCGTCGTCGCCAGCAACTTGCCGGGATGCGGGTTGTGCGTAAGCACGCAGTAGATCATCGTGGCAGATGGCATGTCAGTCTCCTGTCGGTGTCTCTGTCCTTAGGTGAACACTGAGGCGGCTAGAAGAAGCGTTGCCGTGTCAACCACGACATTCACGGTCACCGTGCCACTCGTTCCACCACCCGAGATAGCCGTACCCGCCGTCACCCCGGTGATGTCGCCGAGCGAAACGATGTCCGAGATCAAAGCCTTCTTCGTCGTGTTGTCGGTGACATCCTCAATGGCGACGTAATCCGTCGCAACGGCGGTCGCCGAAGTCAGTTCGTTGACATCCATCGCCAACGAAACTGCGCCTGCGGACCCTCCACCGGACAGGCCGTCCCCGGCTACGACGGAGGTGATGTCTCCGGTCGGTACCTGATCGACCCTCTGGTTGATGCGCCCGCCCATGTCAGCCTCCTAGCCGAAATACGTTACGAAGATTGTGCTGTCCGACGACCCGGTACGAATGAACTTGATGTCAGCCATACTGTTGAATACCTCCAAAACTGAGTACGGGTTCAGATAGTGACCCACACTCGCGGTCGGGGTACCCCAACGGACACGGATCGGTTCCGCACCGTTCGTAATCAGTCCCGTCAACGCCCCCGAAGCGACCGACGCCAAAGGGACAGCGGTGCTGGACACGACAAGTTGCTCATCGCCTTTCAGCACCCCGTAAGCGGACGCTGCTGCTTTCTGCATACTCATGTCAGACCCCCGGTCCCGGATAGCCAGCGTTCTGCTCGGCTGCCGTTCGTGCTGCCTCGCCTGCTGCCGGGCCTGACCCGTCCTTCGCTACTTCGGCGTCGTATGCGGCCTGCCCGATGCGGGTGATGGGCGGCGACTTCGGCCAGACGACGTTGCTGTTCCGCAACCCGCTAGTAGCCAGCAGGTCACGCAACTCCTCCCGGTACGTCTGCCAGTCGGCCAGCGAGTCGGAGCCGAGCGGGAAGTCTGCGACCTGTGTCCGGTCGGTGCGGTCAAGGAAACCGTTGCGCCGGTTACGGATCGGCGACAGGTCCAGATCAAACGCCTCAGCCTGTGCGTCCTGCGCTGCTTCTTCTTCTGCCGTCAGGTCTGAATAGACCCCGTTGACAACCTTCTGTCTAGCCATTTCTATGCTCCTGTTACTCCGTAGAGGGTGAACGATGAATACTGCATCAGGTCGCCGTTTTGCGGGTCGATAGTGATTGAGGTGATCGCAGCGG